TCGCTGAGTTTAGAGCTTCACGGTCTCGTTTCGATAGGCATTTAGCAAAGCTGTTTAAAATCATTTCTTTAATCATTTCAATACTCCTTTAAAAAAAAATAAGAGCTGGGTAAAAATACCCAAACTCCTATTCTTCAGAAATAATAATTCCTTCATCTTCCTTTTTGCCGAATTTATTTGAAATCCAACGTTTAGCTTTTCCATAAGCTCCGGAATGCGATAGCAATTTGTGCCCGATAAACAGACCACAACCTATCGCGATGTACTTACCAACATGAGATGCGCCTTCTTTAACTTCAGCAGCGTGTTCTTCTTGAACAGAATGCCAAAGCTCAACAGCTTCATCTTGTTCCATTGGTTTAATACATGCTCGATAGCTGTTCTCTGTATCCCAGAACAATCCATATGCTGTATCGTCTCCTTCTACTCCTGGAAACCATCCGTCGTATTCATAACGTTTTTCGTCGTTCATTTTATGAACCTCCTTATTCTTTCTATATAGTAAGCTGTAAAAATTAGACTACCAGATTATAGTAAACCGTAATCCAAGCTGTCCTGGCATATCGATATACTCCTCGAATACAGTTTTATACCAGAACCCTTGTATATGGATTAACCACAACCGGTAATCTTGGAATTTACGCTTGAACTGCTTCTGATCCTTAATATGATAAAACCATAAGGTCACACCGTCGACAGTACCGTCTTGCTTATGATTGTAGATTACATCATCAAAGACGTATTTAAGCTCTTTATATACACCTTTATCCATGCTATCACCTACAATAGATATGTTGAGGGCATGTGTAAATAGTAGCCGTTGATAGGGTGTTTCTTAATACTGATCTTAGCAGGGAAATCATGAACTGTAACACCCCATTCGTCTGATGCAGATTGAGTTGTTAAAGCTTCTTTTCCTTCTGGTACCTTTTGCCAGATGCGGACATAGTCTTTTACAGTTAAATAACCGTAAGTCTTAGCATGCTCGTGTAATTTCTTATACAAGTCAATAAGCTGTAGCTTAGACCGTGAGTAAATAGTGCAGAATGTGATTAACTTGATTTCGTCCATCTTACCACTCCTTAAACTCTTCAATATAGTAGTCAGACCCCAACGGTGCATTAGGTCCATAGTATTCAAAGTATCCGTTACCTTTATTATAGATAGTAAAGGGTTTCAAAGCATGAGACTCAAACGGTTTGTCTGAGATATACCAGCATAGACCATCTTTATCACGATATACCTGCATTACAGCAGATACCGGGTTCATCACACGACCATGTAATGAAGGACCTTTATGACATTTAAGAATGGTGTTCTCAATCGTAGGATGGGCGGCATAGATATAATACTTGTCTGTACCCAGGATAGACTGGCATAGGTTGTCAATGAAGTCAACTAGGGGTGGGACGTTATACGGCATAGCCTTACCTTGCATGTAGCACATAGTCTCAGCCATACCTTTAATAATACCTACATGATGTCTAACAATCTCAACAACATTGTCTCGACCCCACATAGTCTTAAGACAGTTCGCACCACGATCAAGTTCATCATCTGTTACGAATAGTTCCATGTTTGCTCCTTTATAAAAAAAAAGAGGAGGGATGTATCCTCACTCGATTAGAAATCTAAATCACGCCATAGTACATTAAGTCGATTACGGTCTTCTTCATCGAGTTCCGTAAAGGCCTTAATGCCTAGGTAGCGAATAGACTCTTCATCGAGTTTGGTCCATTCCAGCTCTTGTCTGAATTCTGTAGTAACTTCTACAATAGTGTCAATCGTTTCTTGGTCTGGCTCATCTCTGAAAGACCACATAAGATGCTCAACCAATTCTAACTTACGTTGCGCTCTGTCTGTGAAACGTGCTCCAAAATATTCTTTTAGAACCCGAGTCATATACAAGCGATTAACGTTAGCAGAATACAGCATGTGCTTCTTAATATAACTTTCATCGTATTCCATTCCTTGATACATAAATTTACCCATAGTAAAATACCTCTCTTTCTATAGAGAGGCATGTAAAAATTAGACTCCAGGACCATGCCACATTTCCCAACGCTCTTTGTTTTTACGTCGGGGTTGATCTGAGGCACTAGGATTGCTGAAATTATAGTCATAATTATTGGGGTTGATGATACCATTCTCAACGAGTTTACGAACTCTACGATTTATAGTATCCTTGGAGACGCCTAGACTAACAGCAATCGTCCGATTCGACCAACCGGCCTGTTTACAAATTAGGATTTCCTCATCGTCTACAAACTTCTTAGGACGACCCATCTGCTTGGGAGACTTCATAGTCCGTAGAATATCTAGTCCGTTATCCGGATTAAACGTTATAGGATCCATAGTAACTTACCGTGTGTTATCAACCATTGCCGCTGGCGCAAGATTAGGATTAACAGAATCGAGGGTGGCTGTTAATGGGCTAGTAGTAATGGCCTGATTGACTTTATTTAAAAAATCTGCTTCTTTCTTAGTTCCTTCCAACCATACTGCAGACATAAGGGCATAGTTAGACAGGTCTTTGAGGGTGTCAATAAGAGACTCATCTGATACAAGTGCTTCTTGCTTAGATAGTGTGTTCAAACGAGACATCTTATCTTCCATACGAACAATAGCAGCGATTAGGCCGTGTTTCTCAAGTGACTCTTCGAAGGAGTTACCATAGTCGGTATTCTTCTTAACAAAGATTTCTTGAAGTTCCTTGTGGGCATCATGCATTTTCTGTGGTGTTAGTTTGGTCATTTAATTTCTCCTCTTCTTCATGGTATATGTTTTCGCCGTAGGCATAGTTGGTCATGATAAGCTTAATAATGTTTGAGAACCCTTTAATAACTTTAGGATCTAAGTTCTTGACCTTAGCCTTTAGAACATAGCATCGCATGTTATTTAACACAACCAAGTGTCTAATCTGAGGCAGTGATTTACCGGATGCTCGGAATGGTTTTGGTATACTTGCTACAATAACCACCTCAGCATCTTTAACCTTACGAAGCAGGTTAGCACCAAGTCTAGCTTTGTTATTCTTACCGCGTTTCATTATTTACGACCTTTCTTACGTGAGTCATAACCTGCGAAGACGCTAAGTCCGATTGCCAATAGACCAGCTACTGCACCAATAACAGTGATTGTGTTGCTTACGATAGAACCTGTAACCGGCAAAGTTTTTTGTGTAAATACGGGAGTAGCTTTTGCTGGTGCTGGTTGAGTAGGAGTTGTAGGAGTAATATCATTCTTAACAGGCTCTTTTTCTACAACTTTTTCTACTTTAGGAGTTTTAGGTTCTTGTGGTTTTGGTGTCTTAGGCTCTGCTGGTTTTGGAGATTTAGGATCTTGTGGTTTAGGAGTTTCTGGATCTTTAGGAATGTCGTTAATATCTAATTCGGGTTTTACTCGTTCTTCAGGAATACCAGGGATACCACCTTTCCATTCAGGTTTATCGATTTGAGGAGCCTCGTTTGGAACAACCCCGCCAGTCCATTCAGGTAGTTTTTCACGTTCTTCAGGAATACCAGGGATACCACCTTGGAACTCAGGGATCTCCACTTTAGGAGACTCTTTAGGGATTTCAAATGTAGGACGAGTCTTACCATCAGCACGACCATTTCCTCCTACAAGTTTAGTTTCGGCATCGAAGCCTGTTCCTCCGCCATCCCAGCTAACGTTGATTTTGTTAGTAGGGTTGTACTCCATTTGTTTGAGTTTAGTTTTGTACTCAACATATAAGGTTTGTTTATCAATCTTAGCAAGATTTGTGTCAAAACCGTTTGTACGTAGTTTAGCGTTTGCTAATGCGTCAGTTGCAGGAGCATCATATACAAATGGGTCTACACTTTTAACATAGTAGAACTTTAAGCTGTTTTCAACGTATTCTTGATCGTCAGACCATGTATCTGAGATGTTGACGTTTTCCATGTAAGACTTCTTGTAGTTGATACGGGCAGTCCAGTTAACAACAGATGGATCATCTTTATCCTGCCAGCCGTATTTGTACAATGCTTCATCAGTAGGTTCTACACCCTTGCTACCTGCATTGAGCTCAACGACAGTACCGTTGAATGAAATTTCATGCTTGGTATCTGGTTGCACAACTTCACGATTGATCCGTGTATTGAGGTTAAGTGAGATTGATTTGTCAAGTGGGTGTTCGGCGAAGTAGTTGTTGAAAGTAGTGGTTACTGTGTTTTCAGCAGCCTTAACTTCGGCATTACCTACTTCAGATTCACCTGTGCTATTGTATACAGGGAAGTTGTAGTTGGTTTCAAATGAAAGTTCGTTAGGGACATTAAAGGTCATAGTGTCGCCTTGGTTGATTTGAACTTCGTCGGGGATATCGGTTTTGATGTTTACGTTTACTTCAGACCAGATAGTGTCGTCTGATTTAGTAACAGTGACTTCTGGATCAGTGGCTACAAGTTCGGTAGACCCTTCTGCTTTAGTTACATCTGCGAATACGTGATCGCTAATAAGCGCAGCGCTGAACAATACAATACCCATAGTTGCAAGTTTGAATGTGAAGTGTTTCATGATGTTTCTCCTTTTTTATTTCCAAATAGATACTAAGGCCGTAGCCACAACAATAATTACGCTGATAACGCTAATAAAAAGCCCTATAGCTAGTAACATATATAATTTATATAACCATGCTACTAATACAAGTAGTATTGTTATACACGAAACAACCTTACTAGTAGCAAATATTTCTTCGTCATTATAATATAAGAAGTCCATAACAGGATATAGTAGATGTTTAAGACCGTTAAATATATTATGAATAATGCTTGTTAAGCCCATGGCAATTACTCCTTTTCTATCTCTTTTTTATGCTTCATATACTACTACCTCCCACATAAAAGAAATAAAAAGAAAAGAGCTGAGTAAAATACCCAACTCCTAGTCTTTTTCAGAAAAAGCGTCTTTCAGCTTTTTAACGCCATTATTAACCTTTGTTTGCAATACACTTCCGTCATATACATCAGTCGCGATGACCGCCATATATAATGCGATTGCGCTTGCTGCAACAGTGTTTAATACCTTGTTCATTGTCTGAACCTCCTTTTTCTTTCTATATAGTGGAATGTAAATATTTTAGAGTTCCCACTTATAGCCACCTTTGTTATGACCGAAACTGCCCTTTTTCGGACGAGGAGTTGCTACCTCATTTTCAGAAATACCTAACTCACCAAAGGCAACATTGAGAGCCGCGTATCTTGTCTTATCCTTTTTACTACGAGGTAAGAAAGCACGGAACTCATCGTTTCTTAAATTAGCAGTGCACGCTCCATTTCGTGATTCATACATGATACCAACATTTAAGAATTGGGGGTGCTCAGAAAACCAGTCAATAACCTCACTAAGCTTCTTATCTTGGAAACTTGATGATCTGTATTCTCTTACTGCCTGTGGATGCTTTTTAGACATAGCCTTTACTGTAGAGGAGTTTGGCGATTTCGCTACCTTACTAAGATCGTAGTCATAGAACTTAAGAATACCTTTTACAATTTCTCTATCTAAGGTTGGTGAATAATGATCTGCCCACCTACCTGAGGATTTGTATGTAGATAGTAAGGTATACTTAGCTCCGTATTTGTCCAAGATCCTCATGATCCGAGTCAACTGTTGAGATGATGTGCTAATGTTAGAATCAATTAAGTATAACATAAGCCACCTCTAATAGTCGATTGGAATAGGCCAGCCTACAACTCCTCTAACTCCTTGGTCACGCATACTCTTCAATGCACCATTCAATTCCTCGACAGAGTAAAATGGAGTTAATAACAATGATGCATTTGTCGGTGGTTTAAATTGGATACGATTATTGTCGTATAGAACCAAAGTGTTGTACTCACCAGTTTTGACAATATTGTAAATGTTCTCTTCTTCCTCTTTAGGGATGATGAATATCTGAGTAGGAACCGCGTCCCCAAGATCGTCAACTCCCTTTAGAGTAGCAATGAAACCGAAGATGGTTGGCTGGACCTCTTCGACTTCGCTTGCCTTTTTAGAGAACAGTTTCTTAATTTTGTTAAACATAAACTACTCTCTTTCGTATTTAGTTCCTTTAAAGATAATATTACCATCACCAACTGCGAAGACGTCATTGACAGCCTCATGTACAAGCTGGTGGTAGTAAGTCATATCAATATCATCGAAGCCTTTATAATTGCTTGCCAGTTCCCAACGATATCCCGTAGTTCCAGTTACAGCAACATGTTTGTCTACGATTGTATCAGGGAAGCCGTTAGAGATAATATAATCGACTTCGTTATAGTCAAGACCAAGTTCTGCAGCAATCTTACGTTTCTTAGCCTCTTCTAACTGAGCAGGCGTCAATCCTTGTGACTCACGTTGAAGTAAATACCGTGGTTTGATCCATCGCGATTGAATCATTTGCGCGACATTACTTGGTTGAGTACGAGAGATTTCACGACCTGTTACAGAAGCATAAATCTGAGCATTCTTACCGATGTACTGGTCATCAAGATAAATAGCCGTCTTAACTTCCTTAGTTGTGAAGAAGTCTTGTTCGTTGACCTCGTCCTTGCTAAGGAGGGTCTTGTAGACATATGGGTTAGTCTTCTTACCGAACTGTGCACCAATAGCTTCCCATTTACCTTTCTCATCTTCCGGCCAACCGATTTCAGCAATAACGGTAGCACGGTTGAGTAAGGCCATACGAGAATATGTGTGTTCGTGTTCGAAGGTGTAACCAAACTCATTAGCCCGTTTCATACAGTAATCGATAATAGCCTTATCACCGTTAACGATCTTGATAGAGTCGGTCTTAATATGAGCAACTTGGTAGCCCTTAGCTTGAACCTCGTGCTTAAGCATCAACATGAATAATGCACCACGTTTAGCGATACAGTTATCGATGTTACGAGGATCCTTGAATTTGTTAGGCCAAGGAGCTGATGTCATACCATACACAATATTGATAATGATCTTAAGCGCATGAGCAAGACCTTTAACAGATCCCCCTTCCAAATATGGACGAAGTTTATCTGCTAACTCAGGATCTACTTCATCAAAGGCATGAGACGCTTCATCAATCTTACCATGCTTGATAGCCATACGACATTTAACCAAGGCTGCAAACTTAGGCGTGTATGGACCAAAGTAATTCATGGCAATCAAACTATGTGGGTGCATTGAGGCGATATCCAATACGATAACGTTCTCGTATACACCAGGCTCGGCATATACATAACCGCCTTCTGATGGGTCTTCTCCCATAAATTCAGATTTCTTCTTGAACTTATCGAAGGTGTATCCTGGGAATTCAGTAGCGAGATCGTACCAGTTGAATTTGTCTTGCGGAGTTGGATCATCGCCAAATGAGAATTTCTCAGCTTGTGTCTGAGTCTTGACGTTAGGCGATAGACCGTTGATTTCAGCAAGAACTTTACGAGCACTCCATGCATCTTGACCGTCTTTAGATTTAAACAGCTCTTCCTCTGAGGTTACGTCATTAAGCATATATGCCGCACAACGACCCCATGCATGCTCAGGTAGAGGCTTAGTCCAATCGTATTCAAACTCGTCATGACGGATACCTAGCTTAATCTGCCATTTCTTCAATGACATCTTAGTATCTAGGAACTCGTAAATATCCCCATAAGAGATTTCGTTAGCCGCCCAGATCTTAGCTCGCTTATCACCTTTCTCAATAATACCTTGAGAACGCTTGTAACAGTCCATCTCATCATCGCCCTGCATACGGCCATAAGCAATATGGTTATCGTATCCAAGGTTATTGAATCCCATCATATTATGAGTATCAAACAACTCTCGTGTACGTTGTGGTGTAGGATTGATTTCAATACCAATCTTGTCTTTGTTCCGACTCCACCATTCGTTAACGAGGATAGTCTCAATCTCACTGAGGCTAGCACAATCCTCTAATCCTCGGTAAACAGCCTCTGGTACCTCGAGACCGTATTTCTTCCAACCAATCATATATAGGTTACAAAAGACTTCCGAGTCAAAGAATGTGATCTCCTCATCAGGCAAGATAAGAGATTCTGAGATTGACTCAGTTTCGTTCTCAGGAACATTAGAGAACTTCATCTGAGCAACCATCTTCATACATTGTTGCGCTTGGTTAGTTGAGCTAAGTGCGAATTTAAGAACATCATTCTGCATATGTCGTAGGTCATACGTTACACCTAACTCATATACCTCGTCAAGCTTGTCTTTAATAAAGCTAACCTCTGGAGCCGTCGCACCATGGTGTTCTTTACGCATACAAGCTTCAATGAAATTCTTAAGTTTTTGTTCTGTCCAAATAATATGTTCCACGTCCTTATACATAGTTTTCTTATCCTCCTTTAAAGGTAGCCCACTTGAAATATGAGCTACAGGGAGATCGTTTGCAGAAATAAGTTTCCGTCTTAACGATGACCCACCATTATATACTTTGATCTCAACATCATCAGATATGCGATTAGCCAAGCGAGTTGGATCACCATCATACCAATAATGCAAGTGGACACCGCCACCAGATTTAGAAACCTCAGTATATGTCGGAGGATATTTAGAAGCCAATTCTAAGTTCTTAGCAAGGTCTTTTTCACCCGCCTCGTTCTTACAATCGAAGTCAATAACAATATGCTCGGTTGGAACACGGACAAAGTGTAACTTAGTCGGGTCAATGTCCTTGAGGGTTGTGGTGACATTATCCCATTTCTTTAAAGGATTACCCGCATCGTTGGTGTATTGTGCAGGCCAGTCCTTTCCTTCTAGATCAAATCGAGAAGTTGTCCGTCCCATAGTCAGATCAATCTTAGATCCTACTTTGGACGATTCCTGTTTCTTTTTAGTTTCAGGAAAAGCTTCATCGTATTTGAAACCACGATACCAATGACGTTTACGATTACCCTCCTCGTCTTTAGTATCTTTAGTATATGTCTCAAAAAAACGTTGCAAACCTAATCGCAACCGGTTCTTATAACCATTTGTCTCCCAACCTCTTTCTTCTAGCATACCTTTGTAAATAAGCTCGACTTCAGAGAGAGTTGGGTTATTCTGCATCAAGAGTACGTTTTCACGAACAAACTCAAATATAGAGTCACCGTACTCAAGCATTTCGATATCAACGTCATTAGCATAGTAGAAAGCGCCTAAGCGAGAGAATGTATCAATCGCCTTTTGTGCAATACCTGCTAGTTCATATTGAATACCATTCATTAGCTCCTTATATCGAGGGCCTGCGATAAGATGACCTGTAGGAACTGCTTTAAGTAACCGCCGTACAATCCCGGAGTCCGAATCACGAAATTGAGCACGTTGGTTAGATGCAGTAATAATCAGACCTTTAAATGTTACAGGATACGGTCTTTGATAAAGTTTACGTACGAATACTTCCTCATGAGATGTTACCTTAAGTAATGGAGTATCGTTCTTAATCCGACTTAAATCGGTATCCGAGTCAATCAACAACGGGAGTTCTTGCAGAGTTCCTGTCGCATACTCAGAACCGCTAGTCAGTTGCTTAAGGTCAATACCTCCAATATACTGCCCGAATAACATCTCGATTATTCTAATAATAGTACCTTTACCGGTTCCTGCAGGGCCGTATAGAAATAAGAATTTATCAATATTGATAATCTCCCCTGTAAACAATGCACCTAGACACCAGAGAATTTTATCTAGTTGGTCAGGAGCGTATAGGACAGATGAGAGTTCGTCAAACGCTGGTGTAGGTTGAGTAGTTGGTGTATAAGGTAGCTGGAAGGTAGAATAGTCGTCACGGGCCACCTTATAATTACTGAATACGATCTTAGAGTTAAATACTTGCAAGGATTCTGGTGCATCTTCACAATACTTGACGAAGTTGCGCATAAGCCCTGAGCCTGCATTCTGCATAAACTTAAGAGATATGCGTTCATATCCTTTAGTCTTAAGCTCAGCGTATTTCTTTCTAATCTCATGATCGACAGCACGAACTACATCGTTTTTCTCCATCGACCATTTCTCACCATCCCACATTGCATAAAAGGCACCACCTTTTACAACAATATCTTGTACATCAGCGCCTTGGTTATCCAAATAGGTAAAGTCTGCAGAAACGACAGCATCGGCTTTTCGATTAGGCCCCGATAGTTCTTCAACCGTAATATTGAAGAAATCCGGTTTTCTATCTGTCATAAATTAGCTCCTTTAAAATCCTATCATTACAACCTTACTCATATCAATAAATTTTTCATTACATGCGCTACCTAAAAATGGGGATTCCCCAACAGAAGAAGTCATATCGCGTCTAATTATAAATACTTCATTTTTAATAAACGCGTCTTTAAATGGCTTTAGATGATCGGATGGGATATAATCGGAACTGAAATTAATACCGTCAAAAGAATATTTTACTAGTACACTTTCTTGTCCCATATTATTCATCATCGTAGTCATACTCCATATTCGCCATGTACTCTTCTTCAAATGTGCTTGCACGGCCAATGAACTCGTTATACTCTGTATATAAACGAACGTCATGACCTGTGTATTCTGGATCTAGGCGATCTACAACACGACCGAACATACTTAGTTTCTTCATACCATTGCCGATTTCTCGAACATTACGGTGTTCAAGGATCTTGCTGATGATAAGAAGTTTTTGTTCGATTGTCTCCGCATCAAGCAATCCTGATTCATACAACATGTAAGCAACCATTGGTAACAATGCTCCGTCTTCAGTATCGTCTACAAATTTACTTGCGTATTCATAGAGGATTTCACCAAAGGTTACAGGGAATTGTAGTGATGCATAATATGTATCAGGTCCGAAGAAGTCGATACGGCGGTCGTATACATCTTCCCATACATTATTGTCAAAGGCGTTATATGGTTGTACGATCTTCGTATCATTAACTTCAAGCAATTCAGAGAATACATCAATAATAGATACGATGTTTGTTTTACTTAGTAAGAGACCCATACCATAGCGTTCAGATACGGCTTGTGCGATTGGAGTATCATCATACAACTCACTAATCATAACCGCTTTATATTGGTTCCATGCTTCTACGCTATTAGGGTCAGTATCATGGCGCATACTTTGGCCCTCATTTCCTTTTAATTCTTTAGCTGATTCAATTACAAAATACGGAATGTTTTGTTCTCCTGTTTGGAAATATTCGTTTTCTTTCCAGACATTGTGATGTTCAACATCTTCTGCAGTTTGAGTGGCCCCTGCATGATAATCGTCTTCATCAGTTGGAGCGATATCTCCTTCTTCAAGAGTAGTTGAGTGAACGCGAGTACGAGACCGTCGCATTTCTTCTAACTCTTCATTCTGATCTGGAGTTTTCTCAGGAGTACCGTAAACAAGAGCATCAATATGCTCCTCAGCCAATGCGAGTTGCTCATCTCTTAGCTTGATTGTATCTAGGAGTTCTTGTGTTTGAGCAGCATTTGCTTCTTCCATTTCTTTGATTTGGAGTTTAGTTTCTTTCACAAATCGATATGCGAAATAACCAACCCCAGCGGCGAGTGCTGTAAGGATACCCGCCTTTAATAGTTTTTCTTTATCCATTACTTGCCCCTTTTCAAAATATGGTCAATGCAGTTTCTAACCAGCTCTAACTCGTCACTATCTAGTGGAATATTCATACCAGTATCGTCTGCATCGTCAAATACTTCTAAAAAGAAAGACCCGTCATTTAAATATGACAGGCTTAGTCCTTTATCGGTTTTGTCTTGTCTGAATTGGATTTCCATAATATAAACCTCCTTAGAATATAGTGGAAGACTGGTATATGAACCAGCCTGGTCCTTTACTCTCTATATTCTTTTGCTAGTTAAGCTTCTTCAGCTTTTTCTGGAGACATAGGAGCTACTACAACTTTTTCATATAGCTTGTTCCATGTATCTTCAATAGCAGTTGTGATGGTTTCTACATCATGGTCTTCTGAGACTTTAGGGGTGTAGTTAGAACGTACCGTACCGTCTTCACCGAATGACACCCAGCGAGTATCCATGTAATCAGGCAGGATCATGTTGATCGCGTTAGACACGATTGTTTCACGCTCAACACCTAACTTGATTTCACGGTTAACTAGTTCCTGTTCAAGGAAGTCGCTGTAGTCTTTACGGTCGTCAATAACAGCATGCAACAGCTCTTCTGATTCGTTAGCGATGTTACTACGTTTAACCCAAGCAGAACGGTAACCGTAGCAGTATCCGCCAATAACAGCAGTAGCCAAGAGACCGATACCTAGGTAGAACTTAACCTTAGATTTTTTCTTTTCAGAACGGCGTGGAGTTGGTTCTACAACTTCTTCATCAGACACAATTTCAGCATCCGCTTCAGTTGCATCGAACAAGTTAAGTTGCTCAGGTTGCTCTTCAGCGTATTCGCCTTCCTTGTTTTTGTAGTCCTTGAAGTTCTTATACAAAGCAACCCCGATATATCCAAGGTTGAAAAGACCGAATGCGATTAGACCTGTTTTTACAATACTTTGTTTTGCCATAATTTGTTGCTCCTTTATATGTTTTATTAGATAAGATAGTCTGAAATATCACTACCGTAATCTACACCAGTGGTAATATCCTTAACTGGAGAGAATTCGATTACTGGTACTGGGTAAGGATATCCGTTTTCGTCTTTAACCATAACAACATGTACGTCAAAGTCAAAGAAATCATTGTCTGTCCAACCTAATTCAGAACCAGCACGACGTTCATGTTTTTCCAATGGGATTTTCAACACGTCATAGGCAGTTGTAAGGTTAAGGAATCCTTGACGACGGCGTTTTTCATCGAGTGCGTTGAACATTGTTGTGATGAACATTTGGTTGTAGTTCAAGTCATCTTTAACAAATTCTTGTGATTTATTAAAGTAAGCATACTCCATCCATTGGATATCGTTAGTGTTGATTACAGTAACAGTTTTAGGTTTCTTCTTGCCTTCTTCTTCAGGCCCTGCTAGAACTTCTTCACGTTCACCGATGAATTGAGCGTTTGGATCATCAGGATATTGCTCACGGATTTGACGGCGAAGTTTGTGGTTAGCTTGAGTAGCAGATGCAAGGGCTGAAGCAAGTAATGCGTTACGTCCTGTCAACACATGGTATGAGCGAAGGACGGCAGCAGTTGATAGAGTGGCCATAGTGATAGTAGGTGTCAATGCTTTAGAAACACGAATAATAGTTTCTCCAACTGGGACAGGCATGTCATTTTCACGCATAGCTTCGATATCTTCAACAATAGTTGTGATCTTAGCTTTTGCACGATATGCAAGTACAGCAGTTGCTACGAAACCAGCAATACCCCCTACAGTCATGATAAGAGGTTCTTTTTTCTTATAGTTGTGTGCAAGTACAGCGACGTTTTCTTTGAATAGTTCATAACTCCATTTAGACATTGTTAAGTTCTCCTTTAATTAAATAAGATAGTTAGAGCCCATGCAATAATAACTAAAATAATGATGGGGATTAGGAAATAGGCTACAATATATGATAGTATACCTAATAAGGCAAGCAATATAAGTAATAGAATAATAAAGATTAAACTACACATATTTACTCCTTCGTAGAAGCCTTTTCAGTTGCTTCGAGAGCTTTATCCAAAGCTTTCTTACCGTTTTCAACCATAAACGGTACGACACCAAATGCAACGATTTTAATTGTGTTCAAGATTACTTTTTTGTTCATGATTATAGCTCCTTTTATTAAATTACTTCAACGGGTGGTAATGCCAATAGATACTTACCACGAGTAGGTACAATACGAATATCGCCTAGCATTCTCCAACCATAAGCATTATCTGTATAGTTGGTGCTAGGTTGTCCTGCGTAATCATAGTAGTCAGCAAGACGGGCATAGCCATATGTAGCGATATCCCTATTAAGGTTTTCTAGAACTGTAGCCGCATCATTCCATGTGAACAGTAGAATATCCTTAATTCGTGTAGGCGGGTTGATTGCCTGTGCCTGAAGATTGTTGTTATGGTATGCGCTAGAGTAGTTGGTATATGTCTGGTTGCCAACACGACTGTTATATCGAGCAGGATTTGACCATCCCCCGTTGTATCGACTACGATCTTCACCATAAGCCGCCATGTTTACCCCGGTGTTAATTGTATTAACCAGGGTGTCTTTAATAGCAGGCATGATGACTTCTTTACCTAAATATGAACCAATAGCTCGAATACCATTTGGTCCTAAGATACCGCGTACAAGTCGTGTCATAAGACCTGGTTTCCGTTCCTCAACCGTAGAACCTTTAACAACAGCCTTTTTAGGGACTCGTTCGTTTTCAGGTGCTTCGACTGTAATCTTTTCTTCTACTTCAACCTTCGCTACGTTGGTAGAACGGATTTCGTTATAGTCCGTTTGTGTCATATGTATTCTCCTTTTCAAAAAAAAATAGAAAGTGTTTTCTTGTATACTGCCGGAATCAAACCGGCGCCTCGTTATTAAAGTGTGCTCTCATCATACACCAAGTAATACAAGTTATTCCCTTTCTATATAGTAGGTGGTAAAAATTTTAAAGTTGATAGCCAGATAGAGTGATACGGAGTTTACCTTCTTCCATATCTGACGGATCTGTGAACTGATCTTTTACTTTAAACGGCATACCCTCAATCGAGGCGTTATGTAAAGTGGATCCCAGATTAAGTAATAGGTCAGTTGCTCGAGGGCTATCAAGTGGTTCAATTCGGACAATAACGTCGACGCGATCTGAGTACCGATGTGGTAGTCGCTCCAACGTATATGGATATTTATCTAAATACGTCTTTTTCATACCTTCTCCTTTTCGAAAAAAAGAAAGCTGGGTAAAAATACCCAACTATTCTTCTTCAGAAACTTCTTCTTCTTTAGTTTCGACTTCTTCATGTTCCATAGGTTGTTCAATAACATCATTCTTGATTTCGGTTACTTCAAATTCCGCAGGCATTCCTGCGTCGTATACCTTCTTACCGAGAATGATTACTCCTAGACCAGCACCAATAGAAGCGGCTACAGCCCATGGGTGTTGTTTAATCCAATTCCAGGTTGCTTTAACCTTACCTTGTTTGACAACTTCCGCTGGTTGTGGTAGCTCTGTTGGTACTACATCTGTAGTAACATTTTCAGTAGCGGTATCGACAACAGTTTCCACTGCGTCTTCGATAACTTCTTCATTTACGATTTTTGAAACTTTATTTGACATGTTAATGTCCTCCTTTAAATTATTTTTCGTTTCTAATAAGTGGCTTGTAATTTTTTTATTTAAAATCGAATGTAAATACCCAACTTCTAACTTTATAGTTATAGTAGTATTTCGGACGAATTAATTTATTCGCAATCCGTGGATCTTTTAGGTATAGATCAAATAAGTAATCCCCAATGCTTTCCATAACATCTAAATCATCTTCGATATGGTCGGCAGTGCTAATTGGAGAAATATGTAATCTTATACCATGGTTTGATCTAGTATGATGCGTAATCCTTGTTCTGTATAAGGCATTGACAAGGATCTCGTTATTAGGGAATAGTAGTATTTCGTTACGCATTAATGACTTCCTTTCTCAACATAGATAATATCACCCTTAATCATTGGGCCAAAAACATTACCGCTACCTTCAAGTCCAACTACTCGAACATAGAGGATATCACCAATATGAATGTTTGGTAGGTTATGTACATCATACATATTGAATTGACCATAGACTTCTCCAGGGGAGCCTTTAACTTTGACCTTACCTAAGAAGCCATACTTCAGAGTTTCTTTATCATAACTCTCAAGTGAGCTTTCTGTGATCTCCAAGCGAGCAATTTTACCTTTCCAATCAGCATCAGTGTCAAGTTGATGGACATCGGCAACAGTTACGATATCTGCTTTTGGTGGGTGTGGTGTAAAATGATACACACAAAATCCAATACCTAAAAATACTAAAACTGCAATAACTGTAAAAATAGTAGGTTTCTTTTTCATGACTATACTCCTTATAATAGTTCATTAACTATCTTTTCCGCATTACTAATACATTCTTCAATGTAGTATTTGAAATCTGAGGCTAGGCCATAGAACGATTTACCACAATACCATTCACCATGTTCTTCAGTACACCATTCTGCCCATTCATCAGCATCATTAAATTTGATATCCGTATAACATGTGAGAATAACAGCATCGGCTACAAAATGACGAATAAACTCTTCATCTGTCATATTGCGATAGCGCTCCTCACGTTGCTCTTGTCTTTCTTTTGGTGTCATCTATACCCCCTCATTCCATGTAGAATACGAACGATGTTATAATATGATTCTTTGAAATAAGACCATTTATAAGCGATAATATCTGACATTTGATCCAAATATGCTTCAGGCATACTTTCCTTAATGAGATCAATACAGTTTTCAAAGTCTACATCAGTAGGTGACAAATCGTATTCCACAATCTTACTTCGCATTCTGGAGATTATCTTATTCAACGTTTCTTGTGAAGTTGAGGTCACAACCTTCATCTTGAAGTAACCGAAATAGATCTGTCTGAGGTCGTCTTTATGATAGAACACCATATCTGAGGTTGGGATGAAATTAATGTTCATCATGGTTGTTGTGAAGATGATGAGAAACATCTCAAAGTCAACTTCAGTAGCCTCAAGGTGGTTTTCTGACAATATCCCATAGATATAGTTAAAGAATAACTGCCTGAATGATCTGTCGAAATAAGGCTCGTAGTAAATGTACTCCGCTACTTTAGGTTCCATACAAATATCCTTTCAAAAAAAAAGAGAGAGTGGTATACACTCCCTACTTTAATAAATTTTCTTAACGAATGACTTCGCGCTTGAAGTGAAGATACCATCCTCTGCCTCATAATCCCGAATAATTAGAATACCTAGGATACTTGCGGCGGCGCCTCCAATTGTCGTGATTAGCGCGGCTTTGACTGCTGGTTCTAATTTCTTATCCTTAACCTTAAGTTCACGGTCTTTAATGTCCATGAGTGATTTGGTAAGAATATCAATTTCACCAAGTGTCTGGTCGTACTCATCACTGCCAATTTCAGCACTAGCAAGTCTAGTATTTAACTCATCGAGTTTAGCATTGATAGTTTCTTCAATCTTCTTGCTAGAAGACTTCTTAAAAATTTTATTAAACATAATGTTTACCTCTCTTTCTATATAGTGGAGTGTATTTATTTTAGAGATGTATTACAAGATAATAGGAACCAAAAAACGAACCGCCAAAGTTTTGGATTTCGCATTCATATCCAAAATCATCTCGTAATATCATCAATAGCTTATTATCAAGCTTATCATATAGATTACTTGAGATCTTATCATCTTCATATACGGCATGAATAAGACGCATTCCTATCGACATTTTTCGTTCCTCAGATGGGAATCCCTGCATTCTATTGAATTTTTGTTGAATTGCATTTAGTACTGTTGTAAAGTCATAGGTACTTAATACAGATTTATTCCTAGCGATAATCTCCTCAACATTTAGATCTTTAGAGAGTAGTTTACATTTAGATTTATCATATTGTTTTTTCATAAGTAAGCTCCTTTTGAAAAAAAAAAAGAAAGCCTGGAAAATAATCCAGACTAATACTCTTTCTTAAGTTTAGTAAGTACAAATCTTGTTACTTCTAATCTGCGATTTTGTTGTTCTGCGTCTTTATCCAGATACCCATTCTTAATCAGCTTATCAATATAAGACTTCTCAAGAACAGCATATCCAGCTAGACAGTAGAAACCAATAAAACGTAGTAATCGTCTTAACATAATTGTTACCTCTCTTTCTATATAGTGAGATGTAATTATTTTTTATGTAGTTGGATTACTACACTATAACCAATAATGGTGCCGTCTAATAAGCTGTCATATTTGAATCTTGCAGAATATCCAAAGTCGTTGATTAAGGTTGGGATAAGTACATCTTTAGAAGCAGCTTCAAAGTACTTGTAAGGGACTCCTTGCTCTTCATAGATCTTATTCAAATATGTTGATGACAGGCAAACAGTCAATGGTTCGGTAAGGGTCTCCATACTATACGGTTTAAAGGTATTTATCATGGTTTGGACCTTATTTAGGATACGCGTCACATCAACACTAAGGTATCTTCTTTTATCTGAGTCACGTCGAATTTGTTCCCAGTTTTCTTTCATTGTCTTCAAATAGCAATTTCCTTTGTCGTACATAATAGTTACCCCCTATTTGTTTTTAGTTTCATTCATCTTTTTAATGAGATCATACTTTTCCTTAACGTCCTTATACTGTTGATAGTAGTAAGTCGCGGCTTTATCTCTGATCTCCCAACGGCTCTTATACATGTCTTTTTCCTGCTGTAAAGGTTGATATTTCATATAGGCCATGGTATAACCAAACCAAATAGAAATACCCACAAGCGCAGAAACCAGGCATGAAATAATAAAGCCAAAAATGAATTTGACAGCATTCTCTCGTTTCATAAGTTCCTCCTTTTCAAAAAAAAAAAGCTGAGTAAATTACCCAGCGTCCTTCTTAGAATCTAATCCCTAGTGTGATTACAATATCAAAATCGTCATCTACGAATGGGACGACGATGTAGCCGAATTTCTCGATAATAACCGTTTGGATCAAATCGATATTATTCTGTACGCTATATTTAGAAACACCTAAAGCGTCTGCAATATCAGTAACGTTGATATTAACATACGAGTTAGGGTCTTTCATATAACGATCCGTAATAAGATCGTCGATCGCATCAGCTTTATTAGTGATAACCTTCTTAACTTCATCGCGCATTTCCATACGCATTTGCATAATTTTATTCATCATAAAATCCTCCAAAATATTTATTCTATATAGTGGATTGTAAATATTTTAGAATAACCAATCTAGTAAGAATATAGCTAGTAAAGTTTCCCAGAAGCCCATATCGCGTTCTTTTTTATTGTTTTTCATTTTATTTACCTCCTTAAGTAAAAAAAAAAGGAACTTGGTTGTTCCTTTTGAGTTAATCGGCTTTACCGAATAATTTCAAAAGAAATTCACCAAATCCTTTTATAATAGATACAATACCTCTATTAAGTACGAACAAAAATACCAATGTGATAATAATAATTGCCATTTTATTTTCCTCCAATATATAATTTATCTATTCTATATAGTAGAGTGTAAAAATTTGAAAAAAAAAGAAGGAGGGTAGACCTCCATCTGATTAAGCGATTTTTACTTTACTCATCATTAGCAAGGTTGCTTCTTGTTGTTGCTCTGCTGGCAACTCAGAAAACAAGCGTGCTCCGATGACCTGTAATTCAGCTTTATCTTCAGGTGTCATCCCTAGTTCTTTTTCAGCTTTCAATCCGTAATAAGTGATCATATGTCCTGTCACTACATTTGGACTTTTAACGAATCTTTCAATCCAAGCATATTGCTTTTCTACTAAATAACGCGCTTTTCGTGTCATACGAGAACCAAAGTGTTCCCACATAGCATCAACTACGCAATCCTTAGTAAACAAAGCCATTTTGCATTGGAAAATGTAATCTTCTTCATCAACCCAAGTGTTTGTATTAGCATAATATTTCATTTTATTTACCTCTTTTCTTTCTATATAGTAGAAAGTAATTTTTTGAAAAAAAAAAATGAGCGTTGTAAGTTTTACCCTAGCAACGCCCTTATCATCAAGCTATAATATCTCGGGCTCATTGAATTTCTCACCGTACCATTCACCGGTTATATCACCCATAGCAATCCAACCAACAATACCGTTGTGGTTGATCTTAGCCCAGTGCCAGTCACATTGTGTAACGGTCTCAAGGACTTTATACTTACGGTTTATATCACATACCCCTAAGGACTCACTTGTTCTAGTGGGTTCTTTCCGGATATGCAAGGCTACTTTGGGCATAAAGTGGGTTGGTTTCCAATAAGCGTCCTCATACTCAGCGATCTTACGGTTTAACGCTTCTAGTCCTTCTCGCTTAACCCCAGTACCGTCATTCGGTCTTAATACACCAAATATCCGTATAAATACAGGAGCATTTGTAGTCCACACATAATGGACTAGATCACGACCCCTAGATTCCTTATACACCTCTCGAAGCCGAGCTAAGATTTCCTCGTTTTCGATATAGATTATCTCGTTATCGTCACCGTTATAGAAATATACCTTGCGAGGATCCCAACCGTGCAAATAAGGTTGTCCTGGGTCACGTCCCTCAATACGGAATGTAAAACACATACTCATATCAATACCTCAATGCAGGTTTAGTACTTTCATCTCTTGTTGTAGGTCTAACAACCCCAAATATACGATGATATACTGGCGCAGACGTATTCCACTCGTAATGTTTTAAGCTTCGTCCATGAGTGTCTTGATAAATAGCTCGAAGATATTTCAGTTCTTCCATGTTGTGGATTGGCTGTACCTCATTAACTGCGCCATTATAGTAATAGATGGTTCGTGAGTTCCACGCCGCCTCTCCACCAATCATAAATGTAAAGTCCATAGTTTCTCCTTCGCCTGATCCTCCTCCACCGCCGCCAGTAGATCCTAGTCCGTCAGAATATGGAGGATATATAAATCCGATAATGTTTTCTGTTGGGTTACCCAAACTTCTTGTACGGTACCGAGCAGGACCCCCACTCATTCCACCGTCAACGTTCTGTTCGACAGTCTGGAAGTTACCGTTACCATCGGGCTCACCAACTACAATACCGGTATGACCGTAGCCGTGGTAAGATACCCGCATACAGAATATAGCACCGGCGTGAGGCGGTTCATTACCTCCTGTTGTACGCCAGCCTAGACCCTGTCCTGCCTTTAACATATCAATACCGTTACCCCACATAGCACGCCCAAAGAACTTCTGAGCGACCATGTTAGGGAGGTCGACACATTGCATGCCATAAGCACCATCTGCATCAACCCCGATACCACGGTCGGCAAGACTACGAACCCAAGTAAGTACCTCAGATCGAGTTGCCATTAAACTCTCCTTGTATTAACGTCCGTCGTCTTCTGCGGCTTGCGCTTCGTTATAACGTTTTGTAGAGATCATAAGTACAGAACCTGCGAAGGTCGCAAAGAGACCGATTGTCGCAGTGATCTTAGTTGCATCAAACCCGTACAACACCCCAAGCCCAGCAATCAAAGTTACTAGGGCAGGTACTACGTTGAGTAAGATAAATTTAGCAGTATTGTATTGTTCATTTGAAAGTTTCATTTATTGTTACCTCGTGATTCTGTGTAGCTACGGACAAGTACTTTGATCTCGTCCATATCCGTCTTTACTGATTTAAGACTCTCGTTCATGTAATCCATTCGTTCCACTAAAGCCCGAATAATCTTCTGTTCCTCTTCGTACTTATCCAATCTCAAAGTATGACTATCCATAAGTTTTTCATTATGTTTGTCAGATACTTCAAGCTCAGTCAGACGGTGCTCTAAATCAGCCGCCCGGTTTTTAGAGGAAATGTAGAAGCTACCCATACTAATAACGATTGGAATAACGACAGTTATAAACCAATGCATTAATTCTTTTTCTTGCATATTCCCTCTCTATTATTCAATACGTGGCATAACCACGCTAAGAACTCCTTGTTGGAGCATTTCAGCTAGCTTTTGACCTTTATAGTTATATCCTTCGCCTGATTGCATTGTGAAGCTGAACAGGGTAGGAGTATCTTTAGGCCATTTAGTGTTCGTGTCATACGGATACGGCATTACAACAACATCGCCATTGTTATATCGCTTACCATTGACTAATGGTTTCGCTACAGATGCGATTCGGCGATATGCTGGCAAATTCATATTCCCTTGAATAGATACCGCAAATGCGACAAGGACATCCATTGCGTCATCCATAGAACCAAGTTTCTCATCGACTTTTTCAAATCGCTCATTCTCAGCCTTTTTAGGGAAGTTGATGTCATAATGCTTTTGCATAGCTAACTTATACAACTCAGCGTTGCTTAGGTCAATAGCCGCCTCCTCTAGGAATACGTTGACTACTGAGTTATTATCGTCAACAAGAATGACATGAGTTTGCTTGTTGTTAGTTGGATCATAGTCCAACGATTTAGATTTAAATTCTAGTTTAGACACTTAAATCTCCTTTCTTAATTATAGTTGTATGGTGGGTACCTTATTTATCTGGGAACGGGTCTGTTGTAATATAGGTGATAGTCCCCGTATACACAGCGGTCTTAGTAATACCTGTAGTAATACGTATCGAGCCGTCTGGGTGGAAATAATACATAGCGTTACCTAAGAAGTTAGCAGACTCGTTTAGTGCTAATATCATAGTAGCGACGTTAGTTGGTCTGAAGCCTACTGGTATTGTCTCAGGACATACGAGGTTTTCGACCCGTTGCACGATAGTCTTGATTGTTCTAGGTATGTGGATAGTAACTAGATCCCCGCTTCTGGTGATTGTCGCCGATAGTTTATACGGAATATTATCAGTAAAGTCCTTATGGATAAACTTCGGCTTTTCTACAACAGGGGCAGGAATATCTGCTTTACAAACATAGGTTTGTTCCCAGTCAGACCAGTTATTACCCCAGTCTCGCCATCGAATCCAGGTATTCAAGCGGTCGTCCATGAACCGCTGGAAGAGCTCCCGGTGGTTTAAGGCATATACTTCAAGCAGGCCGTGTTTCTTAGTATCAGGCCCATTTTTTGCACCTCCATCTTTACCATACACCATATATAGTCCTGTTTCGGTAAAGGTGTTATAGTCTTTCCTAGATAATCGAACGTCTTGGATTCTACCCTCTAGAGATGTAATCGGGTATTGCTGGATATTCTTATTAGCAACACGAATACCGTTTACGTTCAACTGACCAGAAGCGTACACGTCACCAGCAACATCAAGAACGCCACGTTCCCGTATCTTACCAATACCAACCCCAGTTTGGTCCATAGACATAAGTACAGATCTTGTTGGGACTTCAACCCTGAACTCTGAGCTAGTAAACTTATCTTGAATAGTCCCTATGATAACATAAGAACTACCAGAAGAGAAAGTACCATCTAAGTTAGCGGCTGAGTTGGTGATCTGAGATATGCTAGTAAACATAGTATTAGCAGGGCCGTTGTTTTCACTGAAGGTATTAGATCCAAACGGTGCGACCTTAAAGGATATCCGCATCGTATTTCTCTGACTACCATTCATTGGTAGAGGTGCTACTTTAGCATTACGAATAACTTGGATCTGCTCTCCGTTAGCGCCAACCCGTTTAGCCTCAAAACTGATCTGAGGTAAGAAATAATCAAGAAATTCTATATTAACCCGTTTAGGTTCACTAGTTCGACCTCGACTATCTGTAACAGTCGCCTCTACAACAGCATTACCAACCATCTCAATACTACCAATAACACCATCTTCATTATAAGTAGAGTTTGGTTTACCGACAATAGTTGCCGAGTAACTAGATATGGTTGATCCATATGACCCAGTTCCTTTAGAGAAATCGACTTTCAGATTAGACAGAACCGAAACAAACTTGTTATCACCCAGTAGGTTGTTGACAGCGGTATTAGTATCCCGGACTGAAAATGACGATAACGTAGGCTTGACTGATGCCGGAACCGCTAGTGTTAAGTTTTTCTCATCCCTAGCAATCTCTCTACCGTTTTGGTAAGTTATATACCTGACTTTACCAACACCCTTATCAGAGTTAGGAACCTGATTACATAACTCCATAGGCGGAGTCCAGTTGTAAGTAGAAACGAATCGACTATCTCCATTAATATTCTGTTTCCAATTACCAAACTCAGCTTCTACAGCATGTGTATACCTTGTATCGTTACGGTCAACTGAGAGAGTTACAGGACTACCTATTGTACCAGATACGTCCTTACCTTTACTACCCTTGAAAATATCCTTAAGTTTGAGTGTAAACTGTGCTTTCGCAGTACCATACCCGCCCAAGTTAACGACATACTCACAGGATACAGTAATCGTCTTAGTACCATCCGGGTTGTGTGGGATAAGGTAGTCTTTACCGAAGATATTACGCTTCTGGTTTTTCCCAATAACGGGGTCGATGTCGTAATGTTCTTCTATACCACCAACATTCAACCATAGACGTTTATCGCCATTCCCTGAGAAGATCTGACCACCACCTGAGGAAATTAACCGAACTTGCACATTGACAAGCGACGCATTCTGTTCAGGTTTCTGAACATTCCAGTCAGACCATAATTCTAATTGAACGTTCCCCGCCCAAGGACCGGAGAAGTTTACTACTACCATTTACTATGCACCTCCTACATATAATGTTATATTTCTATCTGGATTTGATGGATCTTGCATTGTAACAAATCGACCGATACGAAGCGATTTGACAAACACCCCGTTATCAATTTGTAGCACACCTTGAGAGATTGATGCAACCTCTTTACCCCCAGATATGAAAGAGATGCGATCGGTTGATACTAGAACTTTTGAGGAACCATCTTTCTGACCTACAATAATCCCTTCTTCAGATTGGGACATGTAAGTGTTAACGAACTCAGTAACGATCTTAAGTTCACCAACTTTGTTTTGTAACTCAGCGATACGCTCACTAGCTCGAATAGCAGCCTGCTCAGCGTCTTTTCGACCAGCCTCTTCAATATCCATAAGGTTATGAACTTGGTTGATCCATTCGTCAACGACTTCCTGAGTAGCCTTTGCGTCTAGCTCAGCTTTAAGAAGTGCATTGCGTTCAGAGAGTTGGTTGATCTGGTCTTGGGTTAGCAACTGGTCAGCTTTAGAAGCTATAGCGCTATCCACGTCCTCTGGAGCAACGGTATAGTCGGTAGTGGTATTACCGAACTCAATCTTAATACCAGTAATCCAAGCAGTACCCGTCTTAGTACCTTCGAATAAAATACGTATATCAGTCTTCAACTGGTCATATCTTGTATCCCAACCAAAGTTATAAACTTTTTCAAGTCTAGTCCAGTCGGAGCTACCGGTGAATCCAAACATCCCCGGGTAGTCGGCTGATGATATTTGTCCAGTCTTAGAGTTACGTCTCCAAAGGCCTCCTGATTTAAAGATGTTGAAGTTAGACCAGGGGTATTTACCCCTCTGGACATTTTCATACTTCACCCAACAGCTCATTGTTAGCGTTGTGTAGAATCGACTTGTGAACTCAGGAGCTAGATTGAATATAAGATTATTCTTCCCCTCTTCAGCTTCAATTCGAAAGCATTCAGTCTGACCTGTTATATGGTTCTCTGGGAGTTTCTCTATAGCGGCATAGCCCGTAGCTTTACTGTTAATCCAAAGGTTACGACCGCCGATAACTAGATCTCCGTTCAAGGATACCCATTTATATCGGCCAGGGTCACTGCTGTCACCTTGTTCGTAGTCGGTATAAGTACCGATGTACTTCTTACCACTAGAGTTGGCTAGGCTGAAGTCAGATCGGCCATCTGCACTATTGGCATAAGCAAAGTGAACATAAGGAGTACGCCCATCAGCACCGGGCTTACCAGGAAGTCCTTGCTCACCGTCTTGACCTTTCCATCGTGTCCAGCGATACTTGCTTGGTTCAGGACTATCCTCTTGAATAAAGTCTTGGTAGAGGCCAATAAAAGGCTTGTTAGAGTCAGTTTGACTGAAACCGATACGACCGTCATCAGCATCAGAATATGCAATGTGCGTGTATTGTGTTAAGCCGTCTACCCCTCTGGGACCAGGGATACCCTGATCGCCTTTAGGGCCTTGTAGACCTTGAATACCTTGTGGACCGGCTGGACCAGCTGGACCTTGAAGACCACGATCACCTTGTTCACCTTTGTCTCCTTTAGCACCATCAGCACCCTTAATCTTAGTCCATTTGTAAAGATTAGGGTTGGTACTGTCAGCTTCTATAAAGTCCGTGTAAGTACCAATATATTCTTTGTTAGTTGAGTCACTAACGCTGAATCCGCTAGTACCATTTGCAGAATTAGCATAGGCAAAGTGAATATATGGCGTCTTACCATCAGTGCCTTTAGGCCCTGGAATACCGTTAGCCCCATCATCACCTTTCCACTTCGTCCATCTATAAGAAGACGGAGTAGTGCTGTCAGTAGGGTTAAAGTCTTGGTAGATACCAATGTAGGCTTTGCCTGTTGCAGTCTGACTGAACCCATTACCGTATGCATTGTCAGCATAGGCAATGTGAGTGTATTGAGTTCTACCGTCGGCACCTCTCTGACCAGGAATACCTTGATCACCTTTAGGACCTTGTAAACCTTGGACACCTTGAGGACCTGGAGCACCGTTAGCACCGTCGGCACCTTTTATAAGAGACCATTTGTACTTGGTGGGGTCTGTACTATCAGCTTTTTCAAAGTCGGTATACGTACCCATATACCTCTTATTAGGGTCACCATATACAGTAAATCCAGTCCTACCATCAGCAGAATCAGCATAAGCAAAGTGGACATATGGAGTACGTCCATCAGCACCCGGCTTACCCGGCGTACCGTTAGCACCATCAGCACCACGTACTTTCTGCCAGTGGTATCTTGCCGGGTCATTCGAATCTTCTTCAGTATAGTCGGTATATGTACCCATGTAGAGTTTCTTGCTTACATCGGCTTTAACCTTAGTTGGTTCTGAGTCAATATCCTGAGCTGGCGTGTATACTTCGGCCGTAGTAAATCCAGTATATCCATCTACGCTATCAGCATAAGCGAAGTGAACATATGGAGTACGACCATCAGCACCAGGCTTACCTGGAAGACCGCTAGCACCGTCTTGACCCCGCCATAGAGACCAATGATAATCTTCAGGACGGTCACTACCTGCGAAATTGAAATCTTGGTATATACCTATATGAGTTAATACACGCCCTTCTTCCGGATCTTTAGTAAATGCGACGTAAGCGTTAGATCCATCTAGATTAACTTTTAAGCCAAAGTTACACCAAGCAAGGTGGGTATACTGGGTTCTGCCGTCATCCAAATCGACAATAGTAATCTGACTAGTTGAAATTAAACTCATTATACCACCTCCTTACTTAGTTACAACAGCAACTGAAAATGTTGCTTTATCTTCTACATCAATGCGAGTGACACTGACACTCTTAACTTTAGACTCAGGACGCTGACCCCATGGTTCATCAACTTCACCGTTAGCATTAGTCTTAGTCCAAATATAGTTAAAGGCCTCACCTCGGGTGTCAATCTCAACATCGTCCCTAAACAGCTTAGCGGTCAACACAGTGTTGATGATACCGTTCTTAAATACGTCGCCGTTACTAGACTCAATCACTGTAAGAACAGGAGATACCCCGTCATTTACAGTAGCGATTGTTACATCTTGGAACTCAACCATCTGACCTTGAACCCAAGCCTGAATAGTAATCAACGCATTACCGCTAGTACCGATATTAGACCTTGAAGCCCTGAACCTAGTCCCGCTACCAGCAAGGTTATTGTCAATGAAGTAACTGAAATCGACATCTGTAACTTCAGATTTACCCTTATATAAAGTAGGAATAAGCTCACAGCTATCTGTCAGCTCACGGAACATAGTAGGCCCTGTAGTTTTTACAGTCATTTTGAAAGGTTGAGCATCATTAATCATCCGTGACATTGTATTCATCAACGTCGAGTTGTTAGTTGGTCGAATAGCAACGACATTAGACAATGTGAGCTTAGTTTTACTATGATCTGTAGAACAGCGTACCATCTCAACGACACGAGCTCTGATAAGTAATCCACCAACGAAGTTCTCATCTGTCATGAAGATTACATCACCGATCTTGATATCGTAACGTTGAAGAACCATAGCAGAGTTAAGACTGATTTCCCATGTAGTTATAGGATACATGTAATTACGTAGCATCTTAACCCCGTAAGCCCATGCCTCATCTGCGTTAGTAAACTCAGTTTTCACATCACGCACAATCCATGGGTCACAGTTATCACGTTTATTAACTGATGGATAGAGCTTAGCAGAGATAGGGGCATAGATTGTATGAGACCCCCGGTTACAGTACATCTCAACGTGTGTACCGTCTGCAGCCTTGATTTCACGAGAGTTAGGGAAGGTGATATAAGCACCGTCTTTATTCCGCATCCGGATAGCAGAGAAAAGATTAGTCTTATCCTCTTTCTTAATAACAGAAGCGACGTCTCGACCCATCTGTAACCGAATATCAGTACGAACTCGTCCTAAACCAGGTTCATTATCTTTTGCGACATTGCGAGATTTATAAACATTAAGTATATACTTATCAATCTGGCCACCATCGGTAAGTTTGGTTATAATCTCCATCTCACCATCAAACGCTTCAACAAGTTTAAGGATCCGAGCCAAACATGTGTCATCATCAGATTCAAACTTGAGTGTCTGTTTGGTATTACGAATTTCGCAAATACCCAATTCAATACGAGTAAATTTAAAGAGTTGCATAGCTTCGATGTATTCTAAGAATGACTTAGCATCCTTGCTCTCATAAGCAACAACCTTCTCATTAAGTAACTCTAAGTTAGTTGTAACGCATTCCAAAGTAATAGTATAGTCTGTTTCCCTACGAGTCATTACATTGAACACATAGTCAATATCATCTTCATGGAAGGAGATATAAGACTCTGTAGTTAGGTTGGCTATACGTTCATTTAGAACACCATTTGAATATTTATCGACAGTAAAAGTAAAGGTAGCCGAACCCTTACCGCAGTATTGATGGAACTCTTCATCATAATATTTCAGAGAACCCGGAACATCGTTGTTAATATGGTCAACAATATTCATTGCGTTATCATGAACTGCTAACTGCCATGCAGGTTTTACATTCATTTTGAAGTTTCGGCCTCCTTTCTTATAGCCATGCTTCTTCCCACTCTACAATAACTTCAGGGGCTGTTGTAACAAAGCCAGAAGAATGAATTTCAAGTTGTGACTCCCCTGGAGGGATTGCAAAGTATCGAGATCCATTTGCTAGATCTCCTTCAGCACCGACCCCTTGGCTAGATGCCTCTGGATCAGCAATATATGAGATTTTACCCTCATACATATCGACAATAAGTTCACTACCAGCGTTATACTTGTTAGGAACCAGGTCATAACGTTGAACGTTGGTCTTCTGGAACTTAAGTGATTGCACGCATAGCGTATCCAAATGACCGATACCTGGTCTCTCGCTCCGTGCTCTACCATAAAGAACCCAGATCTTAGTACATTCTAAGTTCTCTTTGGTAGCATCAACGATAGTCTTAGGAATACCGTTATAGCCATATGTGAACTTCGGACCGTCCTTAATAACATAAGCATTACCGGTTCTGCTATTGAAAGCAGGGTTTGGTCGTTGTTGACCTGGCTCGTTGTTATTGGATCCGAATTCATTCTCTTCACGAGGCAACTTATGAATATCAGTAGTAGTAAAGACCTGAACTACCTTATCACTATCAGTTGTGTATTTATCCAAACTGTAAGCACAAATAAGTCGGTCATTATCGTCCATGAACATAACCGCTAATAGACCAGTTTGACCAATCTTAGATGCCCAAAGTTTCAGGTTAAAATCACAGCGGAAGTTCTTAGCACCTTTAACGTTGTTCTTATCCGCAGGTAGAGTATACTCATATACAGCACATCCCCAGTCTTGACCGATACCCTTAGACCCAGAACGAGTCCAGTGTAATCCAGGACAAGGATAACCAACACTACCCTCATCTCTTGGCGCCCAGTCAAGTGTTAGGTCGCTGATCTCAGCGTGACTAGCTACAGTTAAAGGAGATTGTGAGCTAAGTTTTCCACCAATGTTCACGCCTTTACGCCATCCAGCAGAGTCGTTTGGTGTTAAGTTAAGTAATAGTTGCGATTGGTCATAAGATCCGGAAGCAGTTACAGCACCATCTCTTCCTGCGGAGCTTGTGCCAATTTCCATCACACCGTTTTTATTAACAATACCAATCCAACCGTTAGTTCCAGCGTTCTTAATTCTAATGCGAGGATATGCTGGTGCACTTCCTGCATTATTTAAAGTCATTTTGACAATATTCCCCTCTTTAGTAAGAGAACCAATATCTGGAGAGTTGGTTTTCGATGTCAATACCTTTGTAAGCTCGGAATGTAATAAACCATCCGGAACTTCAAACGAAATAGACACCGTAGCCTGACTCTTTTGTAAATCCTCAGTGAACTTAGGTTGACCTGATGTAACAGCAAGGTAATACTTACCATCCTGGTCATCAAACTGTAATTTCTTTGGTCCATCAGGACAATCAAGAGCCCGAGCCAGTTTCGTACGAAGCGATAATAACTCAGCAGGGCTCCCTGTCTTTTGTCCTTCAATGGTAATATCATAAGAGCTTCTTCTACCAGAAACCCATGTCTTACCAAAACGGCCAGTGCCGGCAGAATACGTGTGTTCCTGACCAGCACCAGCATTACGTTCAACTTTAGTTACAGCATCGAGGAGTTTACCGATATCAACAGCATCAGTTCCTTCACCAAAGATTATAGAGAAGTATGATTCATCTCTCATAATCGTGGTAACACTCCATCTAACATATTTAATCGATCACTGTAAGTCCGTTGCGCATCTGCCATTCCTGGCGCCAATGCACGGTTTACAAGATCTTTATCCAAGTAAATTGGGTTGACTTGTCCTTGAGCAAGGAGGTCATTCCCAATAGCCGAGTTCTCAGTAAGAGTCGCCAATTTCTGATCTACATTATTCAATCCCCGTACCACTTCATCAATAGAATAACGATTAGAAGCAATACTACGGCTTGTAGGATTAAGCGACGAATAATTAATATTTGAACCAGTGAGTCCAAGATAACCAGCCCCATTCCATGTGTAGCCATCAATATTAGACATATCCAATACAGGAGTGATTACAGGAGAAAGCTCCATGTTATCGTCAAGGTATTCCGATGTTTCGCCAAGGGCGTCTTTGATTGTTTGTTGCATACTAGACATACTCTTTGAAACAGCATCAAACGAAGCTGTAGACCCAAGTCCTGACGCGAACTCTTTTGCAATAGCAATACCTGAGCTCTTAACCTTACGCCAACCTTCTCCTGAGAAAGGACCCATCTTAGCTGGTGAATGTGGTAAGTGCGCTTTAGCCAATCCAACAAGCTGAGCAGCCGCACCCAATACAGCGGTAGTAGCTCGACCACTTACGATACCTGAAGCAAAAGATTCAGCAATAGCAGCCCCTGATCCAGACGCATCAAACTTCATATTTTCTCCAGCAACTGAAGCAAGACCGGAGGCCTTATCTCTGGCCAATCTATTTCTAGATTCGATACCCGTACCGAACGTATCCCCCGCTTTTTGACCAGCAGGAGTACCATCAACGGTTTCCAAGCCTTTATTAGCGCTACTAGCAACATTCTTAGCGGCCCCCTCAGCTTTACCACGAGAGTTATCAATGATAGTAGCTAGTTTTTGCATCTCGTCCTCGGTAAGCTGTTTACCTTTAGACCAGTCTGAGATCAAACGGTTAGCTTCTTCTTGGCTAACTTGGATCTTAGAATTAGTCTCCTTGTACATATTATCGGTTGCAGTTAAAGCAGACGCTTTGATCTTACCAATGTTGTCTTCTACTCTAGGAGGAGCCGCTTCAACAGGCTTCATGAAGTTATCCATATGCATTTGAGCAACTGAAGAGAAGTCACCCTTAGCTAACTCCGCAAGCATCGCAGGTGGAATGTTACCGGTTTTAAGTGCAGCAAGTGCTAAAGTAACGTCCAAGCGTCCGCCTAAATATGTATCTAAGTTAGTAAAGGCTTGCGTTACAAGACTGACATCAAAATTACCATTTCCAGAAAGACCTACTTCTACAGCGGCTTTAACTTCTTCAGCTCTCTTACCTGCAGATCCAGCGGCCCCATCAAATCCAGACAAATATTGTTGCATTTGTTCCATAGATAGGCCTGAGAAATCGCCCTCCGCCATTTTCTGGATCATCTCTTGTGGGATTTCACCAGATTTAAGAGCGGCCATCGCCTTAGTTACGTCGAGCTTACCGCCTAGGTGTCCGTTGAGCATGTTAAACGCATTATTCAGCAAACCTAAGTCGAAGCTTCCGTCACCACCAAGTCCTTGTTCAAGGGTTTTCTTGATATCATCAGCGTTAGTCTTAACTTCAGGCTTAGCTGTAAGTACACCATTAGCGTAGTCATAACCCGCTTTCTCAGCGATTTGTTTGACCTGAGCTTCAGACATACCCATCTCAACCATCTTAGCAAAGAGCTGACCGGCGGCAGTGGCATCAATAGTCTTATTCTTAAGGCCGTTAATGAACTCATCTGCTCCTTGAATACCAAGTTGCGAACAGATAATCTTGAAGTATTCTAACCCGTCTTTAGCGTTGCCAGCGAATCGCATAGCGGCCGCCATCTCAGCAGGACCAAGTTTATCCATTGTTTCAATGGCTTTGGTAATACCTTCGGTAGTAACAATCTCAGCATACTTCTTAGCGCTATCCACGGCCTTACGTTGCATATTTAGCCAACCCTCGACCATGTCTTCCATACCCTTCTTGGCGTTTTCAAACATACCGCCAATCAAAGGAATGTTACTTAGAAGATCCAAGATCATACCGATAAGAGATGAAACCGCTTCAATGATAACCTCGGACATTGCTTCGAACATCTCAAGGATCGCTACGGCAATAACATTACGGTTATTGCGGAACCATTGGGCAATCTGTTGAATACCCCGTAGTAAGGCATCCGTGATATTAATAACAAATTGTGGAATTCGATTAATCAGTCCTTCAACAGCATTCGCTACGATCTCAATAAGTGCATTAGCGATATCACCAGCCGCTTGACCTAGACCAATGATAATGCCTTTAATTAGTTCAACACCGATTTCAATAAACTTACCGATATTACTGCTAATACCGCGGACCATACCAACAACCATACCTTCTGCCATACCAGCGACAACTTCAGCGATATCACCAGATGACTTAGATGCCTCGGCAAAGAACTTACGGAAGTTTTCACCACCCTCTTTACCAAGTCTTGATACGGTGTCAATAAGTCGAGTAATAGCGTCTATAACAGAAGCGATACCTTGTAAGAAGTAGCCGATACCAGCAGACGCAATACCAATAGCACCCCCAATCATAAGAAGAGATGTACCAAGTGCGGTAAGTCCTGCGATAGCTTCAAAGCCTCCAACCTTACCAAGTAACCCACCTATAGTGGCGATTGCACCAACAACTCCGACTAAAACAAGTGCTTGAGTTAAAATATGATCTACAGGTATCGTAGTTAACTCTTTCAGAGAATATACAGAAACCATCAATGCTCCGACAGTTGCAGCAAGGCCGATAATACCTTCTTTCTTGATATTCTGAGCGGCTTGTCCGATTTTAACAAAGGCATAAACAACACCAACAAGGGCAAGACAGGCACCAACAGTTTTAAGGAAGCTACCCTCCATCTTACTTAGAAGAAGAAGACCAGCAGAAGCGACTAAGACAGAACCAGAAAGTACTGCTAGGTTCTTGATACCTTCATTTATTCCTTTATCTGCAATGTTATTCTTTTGAAGAACCATAGCTAGAGCACCAAAGGCTGCTGTAACCACTGCCATAGCACCAAGAGCTTGAACGATAGCATCCGGGTTCTTCATAGAGCCAATATTCTGCGCTAAGCTACGCATCATATACAGCATTCCGGCAATACCACCGAACATAACAAGAGCATTCTTAGTAAAGGATTGTTTAGTGTTATCTAGTTTGCTAAACGCTAATGCAATACCGCCGATAACAGCAAGCATGATAGTAACTGCTGCTCCGCCTTTCTTAAGAACCTCGGTATCAAGAGACCCAAGTTCACTTACCGCTTTGGAGATCCCTGCAACGGCTTTGGCCATGGTAATGAATGTAAGAACTGATGAAGTCTTAACATCCTTAAGGTTCTTCGCCATATAAAGAACCCCCATTATACCTACCATGATAACTCCTATAGAGGCAAGGCCTTTCTTAAGAGAATCTGCATCCAAAGTACCGATATCTTTGACTACCTTAGCGACTTTCTTAATTGAATAAGCTAGACCAATAAAGGTTAGAATACCAATAGAGATTTTAGCAGAACCACCATCAAACCCTTTAGCGTTTCGTTGCATATGAGCCATTATAGCCATCAAACCACCCATTGCCACGAGGATAGCCCCGGCAGAAAGAAGACCTTTCTTAAGAGACTCGGTATCCATACGACCTAGCAACATAACAGAGCCTGAGATCATAAGAATAGATCCTGCTACACCAAGCATCCCAAGCATCATATCTTTTGCGCTTTGCACCTTGCTTGGATCAAACTTCTTAGTTGTCATCGAAAGTGACAAGTAGAATACCTCAAATGCACCAAGAACTGCTACCAGTCCAAGGACACCCCGTTGAAGTTTATCCGCAGGAATCATTGATAGTACCAATAATGAACCTGTCAAAGTTGCAATAGCTAATGCAAAAGACTTAATGTTTTGGAATTTGGCTTTGGCTTTAAAGTGTCCGCTAATAGCTTTAAACATATTCGTAAGAGATCCTGTTACGGAGTTAGCCCCTTCAAAGATACCTTTACCGAATTCACGGAACATGTCTTTAATGCCGAGTACCTTCTTACGAGTATTCCAAAGCACGATAATAGCAGCGGCTAATGTAAGGATCTTACCAACTGCCGCAGAATCTGCTTTGTTGAATGGTGCTAATACAGCACTGAATGTCTCACCAAGAAGTTTGGCCATGTCACCAATGCTTGCAAAGACACCTTTACTCTTTTCATGGACACGGTCTACACTATCACCCAAACGGTTCATTCCGGCTTCGGCTTCTTTCATCTTACGATCTCCGAAGTCAGCCTCTGTAAGTTCATCAGCAGATACACCGGTAACCTTAAACAGATCTTTAAAGCCGTCCCAGATCTTCTTAAGGACTTTCCCAATCTCTTCAAGGGCTTTCTTAACACCCTTACTTACAGAATCGACAACCTCTCCAAAGTTCTTAAATGAGAAATTGGTGTCTTTGAAGCTTGATCCGATTAATGAAGCGAATTGCTTAATAAGATCCCATAGTCCAGTTAAAGTATGTTGTACACTAGATGGTAGGCTAGAAAAGAAGCCTTTAAACCAAGGCCCAAATGTGCTAGAGATCCAGCTCATAGCCGTACTAAATCCGTTCTTGATACCTGCTCCAATTTTAGAGAAAGTATCACCTGATACGACATTAGCTAAACCATGCCAGAAACCATGGAACCAGCCCTTAAATGTTTCTAGGGTTGTCTTAAAGTTACTGAAGTCAATCTTGGATTTACCCATTTCTTTACGAATGGTATTGAAAGCTTCACCGATGACTCCTGCTCCTAATCCTAGGCCACCAAAGATAGATTTAACAGCGCCTAGCTCGCCGACCCACTTACGGAAACCGTCAATGGATTTGACGATACCAGGAACAATACCTTCAGAGAAGTTCGCAGTAAGCGCTTTACCGGCGTCACTAAAGACTTTACCAGCACCACCGAAGTTAATCTTACCAAAGCTAATCTTCGAGATCTTAGAATTAAACCATTCAAATGCCTTACCGACACTGTCTACGACTGGTTTAAGAAAAGACAATGAGAATTTAACTTTGTCTAATTTATCAGCATACTCTCCAAGAGTAGGCCAGTGCTTACGAACAATATCGCCAAAGGCCTTAAGAGAAAATGTAGAGTTTTCTAACCATTTTGAAAGTCCTTGGGTGCCGTTCTTGATTGCACCAAAAGGATTAGACGCAAAGGCTGCGAAACCTTTCTTAAGTCCTGACATATCAGGCATAGAGAACTTAAAGTTCTTGAACATGTCACGAATGCCAGGTGGAATCAAATATTCCCACTTAACAGCTTCACGGAACTGCTTCCAGGTTGTAATCTGGCGATTAAGAACTTGATCCATAGCCCCGTTAAGGCTATTCCAGAACGTTCTATGACTTGTGATAGTCCGTCTGTAGTTGTTGCGTAAGCTGTTGTAGAAACCTGAAAGGTGGGTTCTTAGTTTATGACCAAACTGACCAGCCCAAGAGTCCATACGACCAGTCGCATCATTGAAATGCGAGAATCCGACAATGAACTTACCTAGAGCTTTACCAAAGATAGGGAATCGCTGTACAGCATTACCTACCCAGAATGACCACTCATTGAATTTCTTACCGTTATCACCAAGAGCATGGCCTAGAGTCTTAAACGGATTAGCAATCTTAGAGAAGAATCCGTGTAATTCTTGCTTAAGGTGTCCAATAGCCGGTGTAAGAACCTTGATTACTTCCCATAGCTTCTTGAACCAGTCCATAACTTTCCCGACAATACCAGGAAGTTTATCAAATGCAGCAGACCACTTCTCAGAGAAGTTGGCTAAGCCATTATGTACTGCATCCCAGAACTTATTAATAGCGTTTCCTACGAAACTAAAGACCTTACCAATCTTGCTAAAGTTTATTAGTTTACTAATAAATACTTCGAACGCACGGATAGTCGTCCATAGAGCTTTCGCTATCATACCAACGATCAGAATGAAGTCCTTGATCATATGATTTGGAATAAGCGTCGCGATAAGCTTCATCTTAGCGCCTACTTCAGTACCGATCCATTTAAGACCTTGGAAGACTGCGATAAAGATGTGTTGGAATGCATGAAGCTCAGCAGTACCTAGTTTCAATTTTTCAGAAAGCTTTCCAATAATATCGACTAGCTTTTGCCCAACTACAGTACTTACGTTTCCACCAAATACATGAGTGAAAGCGCCACCGATAGATTTAAACACACCACCAATAGATCCGAATACCGAATCCATAAGGCCCATTATTTTGTCTCGTCCGCCTAAAGACACAAATGCTTTCGCAAACTCATTAGCCTTGTCAGCAGTTGCACTCAAAGCATTAGCGGCGGCATTACCCCATTTAGTCCAGAATGCAGTAAGTTCGTCACTACCTGCTTGACCAAATAAGGTTTCCCATACACGAGCCCAGCCAGATGTTACTTGGTCTGCAACAGCCTCTGCCGCTTCACCAAAGGTATGGAAGTCAGAAGCCATCTTCTTCAAAGTTTCATCGTTAGCAAGTTGTTCAAGGGATTTGATTAAGACCTCATTAGTCAACCAGCCGTCTTTAAGAGACCCCCGGAATCCTTCAGACAAGTCAACGTTTTGTCCTAAAGCCTTAGCAGTTTCAACCAAGATATCTTTAAACCGTTTAGTTGCCATACCGGCATTTTCAACAGACATCCAGTTCTGAGTATTCATCATACCCATTTGCAATGCTTGTTGTACCCCGAATTGGAGTGAGCGGTTAAATCCATCTGTACTTGCACCAGCAGAAGCGGCCAGGTTACCCCAACCTTTCAAAGCGGTAGTGGCATCATCTAGACCCACCCCGGCATTTACGAACTGAGCAAGTGAGTTATGCATTTGCTTAACTGAGTATTTGGTTGTTTCCGCATACTTTTGCAACTCGTCAAGGGATCCAGTAATGTGACCCATCTCAGATTTACCTAATGCAGCAACCAACATGTTTACTGAGTTAACCTTGTCTTCAAACTGACCGAAACCGGCTTTAAGCGGAGCGATTGTGTGAAGTATCTTACCTGCAAAGTTCTTTGCCATAGACAAGCCGGCCATTGTAGCATTAGCCGCAATATTACCCAAGGCAATAGATGCTACCGATTGTAGCATGCTAAATTTACCACTGGTCTGTTGAACTGAGGTATCAATGGATTGAATAGCCTCAGATGCTTGTTTACCACCTAACGTTATAGGAGAAACAAAGTTTAAGACACCAGATGCAAATTTACTAAAGGTTCCTGTCGCACTACCAACAGCAGATCCGATTTTATTAAAGGCGCCCATATACATATCCCCTAGTTTAGGGGCAGAGCCCATTAATTCGGTAAGGGAGCGACCTAGAGATTTAGTGGCTTTCTCGGTATTTGCAAAGCTAGATTTACCATCAACTTTTGCAAGGGATTTATCTAAGTCTTCAAGAGACGATAAGGACTCTTTAAGACCTGTCTTGAACTGTTCATTATCAATACCGAGCTTAATAAGACGTTCTTCAATTATTTGTCTACTCAATTACTTTTTCCACCTCCCTCAATATCTCATCTGCAATAGAATCTACAATAGGAGTAACAAAGTTATTAGCAGGAACATATCCACCAGTACCAGTACCGTGGCCGTTAACAATAAGTACAACAAGAGGGGTACCGTCTTTAATCTTCTTAGAGTTGGAATAGTATAAACTTAAACCATTTTGAGATTTTTCAACCTCCATACCCCAAGAAGAAGCGGTTGACCCTGATCGTTTAGGAGTAGCAGAAATCAGCCGGCTCAATCCACTCCGTCCACGAGATTGTAGAGCATGTCGAACCGAATCCATGTTTTCGGCTTTCTTAGCCATTGTAGACAACCCAGTTTTCTTCTTAATTGTCTGTACCTTTATTCGCATTTCGTTCACGCTCCTCTCGCATCTTACGAATCTTCTCTTGCCGTTCATTGTTAATACGATCATAGTCATCCAATATTTGACTCGTAGACTTCTTCTTCTTAGGTGCATTGAATTCACCGATGACGCCTAAAAGAGTTAAGAGTCTATGGATGTTCCAAGTATCACATTCGAATGGAACTCTCGCATTAGCCATATAAGCATATATAACCTCTGACGTCATAACCATTCCGTTATTACTTGGTTTCTCCACTGGATTGATAACTGTAGCTGTTGGTTTATCCTCCAGATACATTGAAACCTGTTCAATTACATCTGGCGTTAAATCCGAGTAGCTTATATCCTCTTGACACATTAATAAGAAATAGTCAAAGAGCTCAGCAGTGGTCTTTTCCTCTCGAGTTAAAAAAGGCTTGCGATATAATGTCTCCCACTCCGCAACAGTTTTTAAACTATGCTCGAAATGTAAACGGCGACCTGGTATAGTTATGAATTGATACGTATCCTCATTATAATATTCCCGATCGGGTGTATCAATAACTAACATATATACCTCGCTATCAAATAAAAATAAAAGAGGGGTGTAAATTTACCCCTCAATTATCTTATTTCTTGAGTTTAGAAACTGATTCCGGAACAGTTCCTTTGTTTGGATCACCTACAAGGGCGCTAAAGAACTTAGAAGTTTCTTTACCATCTGCAGATACTGCGTCTGTAATCATATCAATGAATAGTTCAGAGTATGCTTCAGAATTAGCAAAGTCTTCTTGAAGTTTCTTGTCTTTACGGAAAGTACGACCATCTTCAGAACGTTCACCGTAAGCCATCTTAAGAATAGATTCAACGAAGTCGAAGATCTCATCGACGTCTTCACGGCTCATCATTTCTTTGATATAGTCGTCCCAATCCTTTTTAGCACGACCCATGATACGAATAATTTCGTCTTTACGTAAGTGGAACCAAAGTTCCTCTGTTACTGGTTCCCCAGTGAGTAAGTTGTTATAAGTTACTGTTTTAGAAATCATCTCTATACTCCTTTAATGTAGATTTATATTTCATTTTGAATTTTTGACGCCAACACGAACCTCAGTTGTCCAAACCCCTATCCCACGTCATTAAATTCTAATTACCCAGCGACAAGACCGAGAGTGGTGAACACTTCTTCTGGTGTTGGAAGAGTTGGTTCAGAATCAGCAGAACCATAAATTTTCTTCTCAAGATCAGCAAGTTTGTCTTTGTCAACCAAAGTGCTGTTGATTTCAACGTGCGCAGTTGGTTTCATTCCTGGTACTGGTGTTGGTACTGTATCGAAGTCCCAAGAGAACTCAAGAGCATCTGGGCTTTCATTTACAGTTTGGTATTCTTTACTTGATACACCAGCAGATGCTGAGTAAACAAGGTGAAGAATGTAACCATGGTCCAAACCTTCAGTATCGTTACCGATACCAGTACGGTATGAAAGACCGAAGTCAGAACGAGCTTGACCAGAAACAGTCACACCAGCGAGTTCTTTCTTACCACCAGCTCCGTTAGTAATAGGGCTACGTTTACCTTGACATTTATTCCATTCTTGTGGATAAGTGTAGGCTGAGATTTGACCTTTGAAGCGTTCGTCTGAGCGCAAGTTAAGGTATTTCTTGTTGTTAGCGTATTTAGCAGTTGATTCTGCACCTTCTGGTGATTCTGAGACTTTAGTCAAACCGTCCCAAGCAACACCTTTTTCGTAGCTACCATCACTTTTCTTAAGGAAAAGAACACCGTTGTCAACACCGTATTCGTATAAACGTTTAGTATCCTGATCCCAAACCAATTTTGTCATTTAAAATTTCCTCCAAATATTAAGCTTCTGAGAATTCGCCAAATGCATTGATGCGTTCACCGTTCTCAACATTACCACAAGCAACATAACGTCGCTTACCACTAGTTGCACCGATATAAGACAACCAACGATATCCGTCAGCATCCATCCACTGATCGTAAATGAATGTTTGTCCAGGTGTGTAAACTTCTACGATCTCAGCAGTAACATGTGGCTCAGTACGGACATTAAGTCCAGCTACCATTACTGTGAATTTCGCAGTTTCTTCGTTTACAACAACCTCATCTGCAGGAGTCTCTGGTTGTGGTGCGATGACAGGGTCCCCTTGAGGAAGACCAGTATATGGAGGATAGAACCATCCAACGATACCATCAAAGTTACGTTCATTGTATCGTGCAGGACCACCAACGTATAATGAATCAGCATTACCGTCAATGTTTTGCTCGATAGTTTTGATTGTGTAACCATCTGAATCCTCAATAACAATACCTGTGTGACCATAAGGGTGACCATACAGATAAGTGGTATCCATAACAAAGATCGCACCCGCTCTAGGATTTACTCCCACAGCATCGTATACAACTTCATACCCCAAACTTGCAGCGGAATCCAATAAGTCGATAGCATTACCCCATAGAATTTTACCGAAGTAAATTTGAGAAATACTATTTGGTAAGTCTACGCATTGAGTTCCATAAGAACCGTCAGCATCAGTACCTACCCCTTGATCCGCTAAAGAACGGGCATAATTAACAACCTCTTCTACTGTAGCCAAATCGACATTCCTTTCTAAACATAAACCACAAATACTTTGTGATATAACCCATTAACCTTATACTCAGATCTAAAAGCAGAATACATAAACGTATTCGAGATCTTCATAAATATTTCATCCGACTCGTTCTTAGACATATAAACCACCTTATACCCCATGTTAGACATATACGGCTTGTTATTTGCCTTACGAACATCAAAGTCTTCCCTAGTAACAACGCAAGCTGGAAACTTAAGTGTAACATCATCAGGAGGAGTGAAATAAATATTCGGACAGATCTCTTGTTTTAGAACTTCGAGAAATTCCTCTCTTGTCTTAAAACCCATAGTTTGTTACCTCACATTTGAATTATACAATTATAACTGCTCGTCCGTATGTTCAGTAACTTTAGTTGATAGGGCCTTAACAAGATCGATATACTTCGTCCCATCCCAGACCTGAATAATCCCATCCTTTAGAACCAATGAATTCTTTTGAAGCTCACTAGTTTCTTCTGGCGGGGTCATCAACACACCTAAATGATCAAATGCGTCAATTTTTAATTCATTTTGAGATTTTCGAGAAGTTTCATTCACTCGCTGTTCTAACTCTGACTTAAGCTCTGACAATTCGAGATCTTCTACTGTTAACGCAACTCGAGGAGGGTAAGGTCTAATCGTCCCTACTTTATAGAACGAGCCCATATAAAGAATGTGGCTAATTCTATTCACTCGGTCAGATGCATCATTAGGCAAAAGAACATCGAACTTAAGTTTCGACTTAGTATTCTGGTTAACTGAGTCACTATCCTCAATCATAAATGATTTAGTAGATATTCTAGCAATTAACAAAGGGGATACCGTATAGGTATAACGATGATCCCCAATTTCAACTTCTTCTGTCTCTTTGGAACGGAAGATAAGTCTAATTCCAGCTTTTGTCATTTCGTTACCTTCCTAACTTTCAAAGACTATTCAGCTTTTTTAGGTTTCTTTTGTTTTGGAGTTGTTTCAACATCACCGAGTTTCTTTTCGTCCTCAGTCATAACTACTCCATTAACTGCAGCGTCATAATCTACAGCCTTAGCACCTACACCTTTGAATTCAGTTGGGTCTGTTTGTACAGTCCAAGTTGGTTTAGTCTTAAGACCAGTAGAATCGAAGTTAACAGCAGTTTCTTCAACTTCACCCTTAGTTGTTACAGTAACGACGATGAATGATTTAGGCGTACGAATAGCACCAGATAGGCGAGCATGCATCAAATATTTATGTTGCATGAAGTCGATATCAAAGCTATCAAATGTAGCGATTTCACCGTTCTTAGACATACCGAATTGATAGTCTACAAGGTCACCGATGATGAATGTTCCTTGAGGAAGTGCACGGTATTCGATAACTTCATCACACATGAAGTATGCTGCGATGTTTGCATTACCAGGTACTTGGTTGTTGTCCATAGATGGAGCATACAAGTAACGACCGTTCTTGTCTTTAAGAGTCTTCAACTTAGCCAAGTCAAATGGGTTGATATAAAGACATGGTTTACCAGAACCTTGGTATGCAGGAAATGCTTTACTGATTACTTCATCAACAGCAGTTTCAAATGAAGCAGCAGCCACTTTAATTGTAAACAATGGATCATCTTTGATGATAGGGCGAATATGTTTTTCGCTGATCTTTTCAGGGTTACGTTTACCGTCAGCAAGTGTCAATGGACGTCCATCAGACAAGAAAGCAGCTTTAACGATTTCTTCTTTGAACTTAGCCATTTGAACTTGTTGGATAAAGTTAACAGCAGCAAATCCGCCATCTTGCAAGTCGATCAAATCATCATGATCGATTGTTTCACGACGGTGAACAGATCCTGGAGTAGTTTCACGGAAGTAAACTTCTTCGATAGAGTCAAGAGTTTGATTACCTTTAATGTATCCACGAGCGCGAGCTTCGTCTTCTGTAAGGTTAGCAAACATGTTCTTAACGCGAGGAAGTGGAGACTTACCGAATTGTCCCATGATCTTGTCGATGTTAAGTGAGCCTGGGTTGTAGACATTGATTCCACCGTTAGTAGCAGGTTGTGGGAACAATGTTTCCATACCTACCAAACCGTGTTGAAGTGAGTCTTCACCTAGAACGTCGTTAGCACGAAGTACGCCTGCGAATGAAGTTGCGTTTCCTTGAATCGCGCTTTGTAGTAAAGTGTCCAATTCTGCTTCAGATACAGCAGCATTAGTAGTCCCTTGGAATTGATTGTGTTTCAAAACTTCTTCTCCTTCGAAAATAGAATGTGATACTGTATCACCAGCATCTGCACCAGATTCTACAGCGACTTCATTGTCTTCTGTAGCTCCGTCAACAGTTTCGGTTGCGACTTCTTCGTCCAAACCGTTAACTTCTAACTCATTTTGAGTTTTTTCAGTTTCTTCTGCTTCTTCTGCTTCTTCAGCTTGCAAAGCGGCATCAACATCAGCTAGAACGCCGCCGAGGAGAGTTTCAACCTCTTCATCAGTTAGACCTTCTAACAGTTCCTCATATGTACGAGACATGTGTCCCTCCTTTTTATCTTCTAACTCATCTTCAGTATCTGAATGAATGAGTTCCTGCGTGATACCAGTATGAATGGTAGCACGGTCGCTTTCGTACTCTTCAGTCCCGTATGCGCTATGGAGCATAACATGTTCGATCAGCGCACCAGGATTGGCACCTTTAAGAACTAGACTTACTTCATAGATTTCACCATGAATTACGTCGTTACCGTTCTTTCGGATACCACGAGCCCCAATAGACATAGCGTTCAAATCACCATGTTGTAGTAGGACTCTAGTGTCTTGAGCATGTTCTGTATCATTTAGATACCCATACCCATAGACACCCTGGTCACGATGCTGAAGTTTCATGTACCCCAACACATTTGAGGGACTGGAGTAATCATGTTGCCAAACGATAGGAACTTGAGCGCCATCACTTTGTAGAAATGCATCATGACGAATCGTGACACCATCACTACATCGAATGTCGTTCTTAGTTACCCATCCGGCAAAATCAGCCTTCTTTTGCAACTAGAAAACCTCCATAAAAATTTTATACATCCAAGAGACGTCCGTACTCATCTACCGGATTTCCGTCCGCATCGACATACCCACCTTGGCCATCGTTGTAGATTTCAGGATACCCCTGGGTTGTACCATTAGGATCACCAATACCCATTAGGTCCATACCAGTAGAGATGTTCTTGTTAAAGAGCATATCTGCGATACGACTTGGGTGAGGTGCTCGACCTAGCATTGCACGGATTTCATTCGAAGTAAATATTGCATTCCGAGCAAAGAGATCTGCCGCAGTACCTAGTTGTTCAACTGGTAACATACGGAATGGGTCACGATAATACTGAATTACCTGACCTTGCGTTCTAGCAGTCTTGGTTAAGAACGTTCTATTAAGACCATCGACAATAGTCTGTAGAACAGGGTCTACTGCTCGATGGTAATAAAGATTAAGCTCAGCTTGTCCTGCAGTACCATCAAGAATCTTAGAAGAGATACCAACTTGGTTATAATAGTCTTGTTGTAACTTACGTAAGTCGTCAACAAGGTTGTTCATGATATTACCACCGGTGTGAATGAACTTTTCATTCGCATCCAAGGTAGCAATACCGAACTGACTATTAGCTAGCTCTTCTTCGAGTTTCTTCTTGCGGTCTTGCGCTAAAGCCTGCCTATGTTCACTCTTAGTAGCGTATGGTACTTGAATGAAACCATTCAAACGACCTGCCACAATCGCCTTGTCTTGAGAGTACATAAGATCCATCTTCTGCTCTATCAATCGTAGAGTAGCGTTCTGGTCTTTAAGTAGCCCAATCAAAGGAGATTCTAAGATAACCACAGATTGCTTAGATAAAGTTAGGTCTTGTTCTAAACCATTTTGATCATTATAGACCCTAACCCGAACAGCTCGAGGATACCATTGCATGATCTTACCTACTCGCATAGATAGGACGTCATAAGATCCTTCATCATTCGGTTTTGTAGTCGTATCAACGGGGACAATCGCTACAGTACCCTCTTCCAATAGTGACCAGGCCAAATCGTAAATAAATGCACGACCAGTTTGGTCAATATTAGCAGACAGTGTTAAGCAATCGATCAAACCTGACTCTACAGGGGTTTGATTACCGTCTTCTTCGTTGATCTTTAAATGTTTAAAGTCGACCATTGCGACGTCAAGAGCGATCATAGAGATAATGCTATTCACCAAATCTTGACGTTTGAAATTGTAACCACGAAGCGCACTTGTCGATCGTCCCCAACCAGAGCCGGAAACTAATGACTCATCATAATCGAGCCCGTTGCGGGTTGACATGAATGCGTTCCATGATCCTAAGGGGTTATTTACCATCCTACAAGAATGCCTCCTTATTACGTTTATAGGCAACCCAAGCATCCATCAAAGCGGCAACGTTATCGATCTTTTCATTGCTTCGCATTTTGGAAAGTTTGTAGTTACCGTTATTGTCTTGAATTACAACAGCATTACCCATTGCGTATTTCATAAGCTCCTCGAAGAAAATAAGGTCGCGAGATGTCGCCATGTTCTTAATTTCACCTAAAGGAACAGACTCAGTTCTTACACCTTGTCGTACGACTTCGACACCAACATCTCCATTCTCCATAGTCCAGCGATCAACAAACTCAGCAGCATTATACGGGTCGTATCCGAATGAGATAACAGACCATTCCATCTCATCGATGTAACGCTCAACATCATCATATACTTGTTCCCAGTCAAGATAGTTACCGGGTAGTATAATCAATGTTCCTTCAGCTTGAAGCTGATCATATTTTTGTTGAGCCGCTGAGTTAAGACGTAGGTATTTAACCTCCGAAACGTATGACCTTGTTTGTACACCATATCTACCTCTACCAAGAGGTATGATCCAAGTGAACGCCCAGAAGTCATCACCTTGAGAAGCATCCATACCCATTGAAACTTCCATACGTCTGAAGTTCTGCCTTCGATGAAGTTCAGTTTCTTCGAAAGTAAAGAAGTATGTTGTCCCTTCTACCGGTATTCCAAACCGTTTAGCCAGGATATCGTTCCTGTTTGCAGGAGAGTGTTCCGCCCGTCTAACGTCACGTTGATAAGCTTCATAGGAAACTGTAATACCGATGTTAGGACAAGCCTTCATCCACATGTCGGGATTAGCCACCTCTGCGAGGTCATCTAAACGATAGTACCAGATAGAAGTATGTGGGTCGTAGTACTGGCCACGAAGAATATCAAGAAGCTCTTTCTTAATAGCATCCCCTACTGAGTCACGTACTGTACCTTCAGAGGATACAGCTAAGATGATATAATCGTCAATACCGTCTTTGGAAGCAGATTGTTCTAAGGCACCGATGATATCCTCTTTGATATCACCAGATAGCCACTCATCTACACTAGCATACTTGGCACGAGATCCTTGAAGTTTACTACGAGTCATAGGTTTAACCTGTAGTATAGAGTTTGTCAGTTTATTAACGATACCATCTTTCGTAACAGCAAGTTGAGCTTGTGACTTTTGAGTACGAGCCTTATTAGAGCCTTTAGTAAGAACTCTGAACAAAGGGAACCCTTCAGTCGAGCTGGCCGCTTTGGTTATAGCTGTAGCAAATGGGTATAGCACCTCCTCTGCCTGAGCCATAGTAGGAGCGGTTGTTACTTGTTGTGTTGAGTTCGTGTCAATCACCAGACCATAGGCGTGATGTAGAGTTGCATAAAGTGACTTGGCGTTACCACGAGCGACGATCAGGTATTGCTTATTTCTAAGTCTGCGCTTATGTTTAACTATTTTGAATTTTCCGGTCTGCGGGTCATAAACCTTCTCTTCCTTGATCTCAAACCAAGCTAGTAGGTCTTCTGCCCAAAGTCGGAAAGTAGGTAATAGGGTCAATGGTCGGCCATCAACTAGGGTCATCTCATTCTCACAGAAGTCAATAAACCCTTGGATAGCGTCGCTATCGTAATAATAATTTGGGTTGGCGATATCCGCATCGATTCGGTTCATCTGCATCGAGACCTCGCGACATACAGGAATCTCACCGCGTATTACAGCGTCTCTAAATCTACCGTACTCGACAGGAACCGCGGTGTTGCTAAATACCACTAGCTACTCCTTTTCCTTAAAGATATTATTTACGTCTATTCTTAACGTCTTTAGCATGTGCTGCGGCCATATCTTTAGCATGTTTACGACGTGCTTCAAGAATCTGAGCGACTTTTGTAGAAGCTTTTGCATTACGCATATAAGCATCGTGATATTTTTGTTCGGCTGGATCTAAAGTTTTACCATTTCGAACACCACTTTTGATCTTCTTAATGTTATCTTCCATATTCCGATCAACCGTTTGCTTATCACGTAAAGCATCTTTAACATGTTCGTCAATCGCTTTTTTGTCAGCAGCATACGCAAGATCTTCAGTAAGAGCTTCTGAAGCCTCAGCAAGCGGATTTTTACGTTTTTTCCACTTCATACCTTTCTTGCCGTAGTGTTGAAGTAAATCTTCATTTGACGGTACATACACACCATTAATAATTTCACCCATCTTATTTATCTCCATTCATTTAATCTTTAGTTTGAGCTAAACGCAAATCTTTCGTCTTCCGAATACTTTCAGGTATATAAACGTCAACACCGTGAATGTTAACGGATTGCGTGAAGTTCGTCATAGTAATAGGCACGTCTTTAAAGGCCTTAGCCCACTCCTGCCGTACTTTGAACTCTTCTATAGCTTTTTTAACAGCATCTTTGTTGCTCTTGTCGATCTTTCGAGTTGCAACAGATGATGGTACTTTACTATAAACATCAATACCGGCAGAAATAGCTTTACCAATAAACTTAAGACGAGCCTGTTGTTTCTTCTTAAGCGCTTCTGCTCGAGCTTTACCCGGAGCTTCTGCTAACTCTTTAAGCTTACGTTCAGACTCAATTCTAGCAATTTTGGCTTTTAAAGCTTTAGTCGATACTTTATCTCTATGCCGATAAAGATTAATGACTTCTAACTCTCGTTGATACTCATCAACTGGCATACTCTTTTTGCGCTTCGAAACAGCCTTAGCAACCGCCGTTTGTTTGCTAGATTTGCGACGTCTACCGCCTATACTACCGCGAACGGAACCAAAGATATGATGATACCACTTCTGTCCCTTTCGACCATAATGAAGTAGTACGTCATCGGATGTCTTTGTTGACATATTCTACCTCCCAACGAGCTCGAGTAAGATTTTCATCACGAGCTTCTTTTAGTGCCGTAAGGACCGATGCTTGTGGAGGGTCATAAGAAATCATGACACTTATACCGACAAACGTCTTAGCAAAAGACATATTATCAAGCCGTCGTTTTATACCTTCATCCAGATCATCGATATGTCCATAGAAAAAGTCACTCCACGTAAGATCAGGATTAGTGACAACACTACAAGTATGTCCTATACCGTTTTGTACAAGAATACCTAAGGCAGTATCGATAGCCAAACCTATCTGAGTTTTAACAACTTTGTTGGACTCGGGATCGGAATCATGTAATACACCGACGAAGTTGAGAACGTCTTCATAGATTGTGTTCATTCATTTCATCCTTACCATAGTTTTGTATCACCCGGTTTACGCTCCACCCATTCTTGATACTCCTTCTGATCGTAGTGGATTCGTTTGTGGGTATAATCAGAGACCGTGATAAGTCCGTCAGGATCGAAACAATTCTCGGTCAGATTCTCAATGTCTTCTCTCGTTAAAGGATTCATATGGTGAACAGTGATCACACCGTCAACATAAAGACCTCTTACCCCAAGGTCCTGTCCAAGATCTCGACGAATGATTTCGTTTCGACAGTTAAGCCAGGCTCTTGATTTATAGAAAGGATTAGAGATGTCTCTCGGAGCCTCGTGTTGAATACCACGAAGTCTGAGATACTCCAATCGCTCTGTATAAGATTCGAGTTTAGACATTTCTTTGTAGGACAATCTATTGCTCATAGAAAGTCCCCTCAATAACATCAGATGGTTTACCAGCATAACCTTGGAATGCTTTGTGCGCTTCCTTGAAGTCAAGTTCAGCTTGTTGGTCACTACGAATCAAATCGATACGAGCTTGCAATAGCTCTGCTTGCAGTTCAAGTTGTTTGCGCTCAAGACGAGCTTTAGGGCTTGCTTGGTTTAACCAGTATACGATCTCCGAAGCCGAAGCAGTTCCTTCCTGAAGACGCTTTTCAGATAGCTCCATCGCAAGTGCCATCATTTGCATTTCACGCTGTTCAGGCGAACGTGCAGGTTTGTAGGCCCGTTGAGGAGTATCATAATTAGCAACTTCATTTGTCATAACTATTCAGCCTCTTCCTTTTGTTTCTTAGGTTTAGTAGTATCTGGCTCGATGATGTATGGACGGTTCATCACATAACCTTCTTCAGTTTTAACCCATTCAGAGCCAACTTCAAGAATGATTAGGCGTTCGCCGTTATCTGCCAGTCGAACAACATTGTCTTCGGACTGTTGTGGTGTCTGTCGAATGTAAACTCCAGCAGGGGCCACAACTTTGTATGTAGTTTTACTAGTTGCCACTTGACTTTTCCTTTCTTTGTTAGTGTTGACGAATCCTTTTAAATGCTTTTGGACTCAAATAGACCGACTTTAAGTTAGTTTTACAAGCAACCAAAGTCCTGTCTAAGGTACCTATAGACTAAGACTATACGGAAAAGGAGCCAAACACGTATAGCCTCAGAAACCGATCTTAATATCGGCCTGTTAGAATCCAAAACCATTTTGAAAAAAATCGCAACGGGGGAATTTTTGATACCAGCGCCGATGCAAAGAAAGGGAGGGCTGTAATCAGACCCCCCGGGGGTATCAAATTTTTATATCATCTTCAGAGTCTTCGAGGAAAGTGAGGTCCTCCTCATAATCAGCGGGTTTAGGAACAAGCTTCAAGTTTCCAAAGATGTTTTGTTCCAGAATTGAAGAAACAGCAACTGACCAAGCATGTTCATAGTCTTCTATCGATGCAGAAGTGAGCATTGGCATTAGTGTTGCAATGTAAGACTCAAGATTGTAACCATGACTAATGTCCCACTCACGCCAAAGGTCATACTGAGTCCAAGGATCGAATGGATTGTCTTCGGTAGTTAACATGAGTAGTCTCCTTTCTTTATAGGATAGAGATAGGATTGCCTAGGTTCATAGGCCATAGCAATACCTATTCCCTTTGCGGTAGGCACACAAGAACAGTAGGGTTTGAGAACCCACTAAACTATTCGTTCTTAATCTTCCCAATAGTTGTTGGACTGACTCCTAAAGTTTCAGCAACTTGAGAGATTGTGTAACCATTTGCAAGTAACGCCTTGGCTTTGTTCTTTCTAGCGTCAGTCATAACTTTGTTAGGACGTGGTGTAGCTAGTGTCTTAAGCTGGGCGTCATCCATAAAGGATACCAGTTCTTTTAGTAACGTACCCGATACAGCATTAGCTTGTACTGCATCCCATTCATCATCAGTGATTGTAACAGGGTTCCGTCCTGTACCAAGCTGGGCACGAGCCTTGTTCAGGGCTTGCTGCTTGATCCGGGAGATGTCATCCTTCTTCAAGACTTCGTCTTCAGATCGTCGAGCAATCTCAGCTTTACTTGATACTTCAGCCATACGTTGTGCTTGTCTCTCTTTGATACGATTAATCTTAACTTGATTAACTTTCTCTTTCATTGACAAGACTTCTGATGCATAGATCTTAGCAGCCTTAGGATCACGGGCTGGCATCCTGATATCCGCTGACTCAGCGTCTACCCGTTTCTTATATGCCTTTAATTCATTTACGTAGTCCGCATAATGATGCTCCGTTTTTGTGGCGTTAGGCCCTAAGAATATATTAGCGTCATCCACCATATTCACAAGATATGTTTCTTTTTTATTTCGCCATACCATTTTTGTTTTACCAGTGCTTGATTTTGGATCCGGCACTTCTACACGGTACCCGTCAGTTATGACGGTTTGTTTATGGCGGGATATAATTGTGGAGGCCGATGTATATTTAGCATCCGGATTTAAATCTTTTTTAAGTGTATCTGGATCGACTACCCTATCAATTTTCCTAGTCTTAGGATTATATCTTTCCAGCTCACCGTATTTAATTCTATCGACGTGCGTCATATACCGCTTCATTAATGCATCGATCCCGTTTTCTTCAGCAGACCGTTTATAATTTAGCTTATGTTTTTCCGCATCAATAACGACCATCGAATGTTTTACGGCACGCGCAATCTCACTCGTTGGTGCACCCTGCAATGTCATATCCGTAATGAGGTTAGAAACGACCCCCATCAAAGTTTGCTGGTATTTCTTTTCGATAGGCTTAAATGTTCCCGGCTTATCTTGATACATATTAGGATCAAAGTTAGCCAGCTCTTTTAAGCTGTTAGCTGTCTTAAACTTCCCTTTATTATTAGGAATAAGATATACTGTATCCCCATCAAAGTCAGCCCCTGACATTTTAGCAGCGACCTTAGGGTGGATACCCACAGCATCAGGACTGTTCTTAGATATCATTTTACGAGCGACACTGTTATTATTTACAGTGAGCTCAGGCATTTCAAATCGACCCCCATGAGGATATCGAACAAGAACTACACGTTCCCCGTTTTTATAATTAGGAGCATAGATTTCATTCTCCTTCATATCAGGAACAGGTAAGATAACGTGCCCCTGAAATCCTTTAGGAGCTGCCGCTTTCATATGTACCTGCTTAGATTCCAGATCAGATGAAAATGAATCCAATAATTGTTTTCTAATTACCGGGTTATTTACTTTCTTGATACTGTCATACTCATCATCGATTTGTTTTAGAGTAGCCTTCAAACGTTCATGTACAACAGTCGTAGGTTGTTTGGATAGGAATTGTGAGGATAAAGTCTTAGACCAGTTAGCCCAGTCTCCTTCCTCATTTACAATATTGACAGACCCAATTTCTGCAACCTTATTGCCGTGTCTATCGGTAACCCCTTTTTTATATACAGGATTTCCTTTAGAATCGATAAGAACATTCTGACGTTTTACTGTAGCACCGAATGGGTTAGGTCCATCGATAGGTGCGCCACCATCAGGATTCTTTTTCAAAGGTTTCAATACATCTTGAGACGCCTTATCTTTTGTTTTATTGGTATTGAATATAATATCAGTACCCTTAGGAACGTCTTTGAACATTTCCTCAGTACCATATAAAGCCATACCCTTAAGATAATGTGTATCACCTACAGCAATACGGACCTGTGCATAAGATGCTTTACCTAAATTAAGGTCTTTTACACCAGGGCGTAGGAACATAGCTCCGTCCATTGTGGATCCGTCATCATTTGTACCATGACCACGCTGTCCTTCAGGGATTGCATAGCGAATATGTACGCGATCCCATCCAATAGACTTAGGACGCTCCATTTGTTGGAACATTCTACTATCCCCATCAATAGCAAACTCCTCAACAGGACGGATTTTATCCATGTTTTTATAGATATCTTTCCGTTCGACCCCCGCTTTTGTCAATACTTTGACTGGAGTGGAGTTATTTTTGTCTGTAACCTGGGCAATTCGGAGGCTATGGACCTCATAATCACCAGATTCGACCAGCGCATTTAGTCCAGCTTTGAGTTTTTCCTTGGAAATACCCATCTGAACCTCGACTCCTTTACCCACATCCACGTATTTTGACCGTTTTACAGCGTCTTTTAACGAGTCTGCAACCGCTTCAGTCTGCACTCTTTGAGCTCGAGAGGACTTATTTGGGTTGTTCATTTCGTCAATATAGTTACGAACGGTCTGCCCAGTAGTACCAATTTCCTTAGCAATATCGTCTATAATTTTGCCTTCGGCCTGCAATTTTGCAATCCGTTGCATATTATATTCCTTCAATTCCTCTTTGGCAATCGTCACTTTTGAGCGATAAGTTGTGGTTGAAAGTCCCATTTGTTTTGCAATTTCGTTGTCGGAAAGACCCCGTTTTTTGAGCTCATCCCGTTCCTCAATGAACTTATAGTTCTTCGGTAAATGCAATAATGGGTCCCAAGGATAACGACCAGAACGTCTTTTTACCCCATAATGTTTGAGGATAATTTCTCGTCCTTCATCAGAAAGTTGACTTAAATCGTCCATGATTTCGTCTTCATTTTCGAAGACATTTTTGAAATCCAATGCAAAACCCTCCTCAAAATAATAAAAATCGTGCATTTTACAGCACGTCATTTAAGGCCCCTAGCAGGCCCGTAGAGCGATTTTAGCACAAAGTGGAACTATTTACCGACTATATGCTTAAAACGCCGTAGAGCGCGAATATGAGCCTCTCAGGCCTATTCTAGCTATTTTGTTTCTAGAAATCTCGAAAAATCGTAAAAATCACAACATTTTATCCTATTCCCAATTGGATATCGATATGAATTCTAAACCGCACACAATTTTAAATATGCAAGTTCAGACTCAAGTTAATAACTTTTTACATAACCTATTTTAACCGCTTAACAGCAAAAATGTAACGTAGAAAATATGAAAAGGTCCATAAAATAAATATGGCTTGTTGTCGATTGGAAAACTATTGGACGAACCCGCTCGACAAGAAATCATGAAAAAATGTAATGTAGGGAGTAAAAAATCTGCTTTGTTGATTATGTATTATGAAGTTCAAAAATATTTTATAAGGAGGTAAATATTATGCCAGCACTAACCGACGCAATCCTCGCATATAAAATTATGTGCAGTTTGGAATTCATATAAAATATCCACTCCAAAATAAAAGGTTGTGATATATAACCCAATTTCTCAAAAATCTCAAAAATCTCAAAAAATCAGAAATTCCTCGAAAAATCTCTAAAAACTTTAATAAATATGTTTTCCCCACAATCCCCACGTTTTTTCAGAAACTTTTTATATATATTGATTAAAAAACCTTATTTATTTAGGTAATTTTATATATTTATATTATAGTTCCCGTACGCGCGAGATTATTAAAAAATAATATAATATATATATAATTTAAGACAATATATAAATATGCATAATATACCACAATAAACACATATAATCTTAATTAATATATTTAAAACTTTTCTGAAAAAAGCGTGGGATTTTGGGGAAAACCTCTTTATTTTAGCAAAAATAGGCCAAAAACAGGCCAAAATGACCCCTTTTTTCCAAATTTGCCCCTGACAAGCTTTTTAATTTTCCCCACATTCAACTTGGGGATTTATAGAAAAACTTGGGGAAAACTTGGGGAAAAGACCAAAATCACCAAAGTTCCGGGACTTTTGATCCGACTTTTGATCCACTTTTTAAGCACTGAAAAACCTCTAAAAAATATGCAAAAATAGGCCTAAATTTACTCATACATTATAGCAAAAAAGGGCCCAAAAAAGTGGATCAAAAGTCGGATCAAAAGTAGGTCAAATGTGGGGAAATGGGCCAAAAATGGGCAAAATCCCCAAGTTTTTTACTCTATCCCCAACTTTTTTTTGGGGAAAATTGGGGAAAATCACGACTTTTGATCCACTTTTGTCAGGGGCAAATTAGCGATTTTGTTCAAAAACTGTAGAATTTTACACATTTATCCTACCATTTTGACCCTTACCAGAACCTAAATGGTCTGATTTCGGCTTCTTTTTCATCAATAATCTTGCTCATTTCCTTAATATGTGACATAATCCAACCAATATTCCCATCATTTTCACCATCAATTCGGGCTTTATCGGCCGTTGTGACCTGTTCAGTAAAGCCATTTCCTTGATACAACCGTTGAATAATGGTAATTTTCTTAGGATTTACGTTGTATTCTAAGCAAAATAGAGCAGCATAGATGTCTAATTGTTTGAATGAAGGCTTGGAAACACCGGTTTTGAGGTCGTAAATAAGCAGAACTTTGTTATCAGCGTCCCATTTTATACCATCAGCAGTGCCAAAACAGTTATCTGAGTAGTATAATAACACCTCAGACGACATACCTTCACGTATACAATCGTTAACAAACATGTTTAGAGCCTTCTTTTTAGGTGCAAGCTCTGTTTTTGACTTAATAAGTTGCGACGCCATCTCATGTAAAGCAGTCCCACGAGCAACATTTTGCTTGTTCTCATAGGATTTAGCCATCTTATCTGAGTCATATCCCAACCAAGAGTAACCTGATGGGGATAAAAATGCGTGTTTACCTACTAAGTTCCAGTGCGGTATCCATTCCATTGATTATTGCCCTCCGATTTTTAAGCTTCTAATAATAGCAACCGTCTCTTTTAGTATACCCAAAGATAAATCGAAGGTCCGTGGTTTAAAAACACTATCAATATAATGATACACGTTAGCCTTATCTCCAATCCCAACCGCATCATAGTTAGATAGACTAAGTTGAGAATAACCGTTAGACAAGAGCTCCTGTCTTGCTTCTGCGATTGTGTAGAATGTCATAACTTCACCTGCAGGATATGGTCCTGAATATAACTCAGTCATCGTACCGCCTGTGAAATAATGTTTAAGTTCGATAATAACCATTATATAGCTCCTTTAACATATATAATAGAAGAAAGAATCATCCGACTATGCGGAGATATATAAACTATCTATTTTCCTTTAAGATCGAAATATAGATTTGGGTCTAAACCGAAGAATTCGCACATATACCAGATAACCTCCCGCTCATTTTCAGGATAAATGAATGCTGTAAAGGTATCCTTGCCGAATTTCTCGATATAATAACCTTGATTCGGACGTTTCTTAGCCGTAGCTGAGCGTTTAACCTCCAGTAAAGCGTACTGAGAGCCGCATAGAACGATTAAATCAGGCATCCCTTGTATTGACCCAGGGTCTGTCTTAGCGACCAGCAGAAGCCCTCTATAGGCCTCTCTGAGCCTTTTAACGACCATCTTTTGGAAGTCAGCCTCCAATCTCGACGCCATATAGCCAGTCCTCCTCAAGCTTTTCAATTTGCATATCAATAGGAACAAAACCTTGTTTTTTAGCCCAAGCGGCCTCTGTAAACCGTTTCTTATCTCGTACAGCCTTAAGAATATCCTTATCAACTTTAGAAAGAGAGGTGATATAGGTATAATGTAAGTCTCTGTACGGGGTATTAGTCCGATCTATCCGACCTTCTGCCTGTTCCATTTTCCTAAATGAATAATTAACTGAGTAAAATAGGATAGAATCCGTAGTAGTACAATTCCATCCTTCAGCTCCGGCCGTGTATTGCACGAGATATATCCATTCGTCACTAGACGGGATATGCTCATGTTTTAGGCCGTTCCATTCTTTGTATAGTAGGTTATTGCGTTCACAAATATCCTTTAAGATATCCAACTCATAGTTGAAATTATAGAAGACGATAAGCCGTTTATGTGTCTTAATTAGGTGTTCGGCTATACGAATTCTATCAGGATCTGTGTTCACGATACGTCGAACGAGCTGTGTATACTCAGCAATATTCAATATAGGCTCGTCTGTGAATGGGTTCCATCTTGTGTTAGCCAAATCTAATAAGGCTTTCGAGTCGAATTCGGCATATAAATAATCTCTATGACGAGTTGTCTGGCGACTATCACCCATAGGTACTATGATTTGGTTCCTGTATTTCTCAAGAACGGCAGTACCTGTGTAGCGTTTGACCTTAGGGAATTTGACATACGGATCCCAAACCACATGACGAGAAACGAACTCAGTCTTATTACGGTAGAACTTGTTAGCGATGAAGACAGGCATATAGTCCATCCATACATCACCAGGGGTCGCTGAGAGCAATATCCATTTGTTATCGTTCCAAGCAGTCTTAATGAAGCACTTACCCCATTTCCCATAACCAACAACCCTCTGCTCGTCAAAAATAAAAACGCTGTTAGATATATTATAGTACTTCTCAATGTTTTGCCATGAGTCTACTATATAATTATGTATCCCACAATTTTCCAGAGATTGTTGCCAGTCGGGTTTTTCAGCACCTTTCTCAATCAAGTCCCGCTTCATAGCAGTAGTGATGACGATCAAAGGTCTTTCTTCCGTAAAAAAATCGACTCCGTATTGGGAGGCGGCCCAGAATATAGACGTGTATGTCTTACCTGAACCAACACCTCCCATTAATATAGAGCCTGATTTGAGTTTGGAGCAAGCTTCATATTGCTCGGGCTTCAAGGTTATCTTCCCAAGTTTTTTGGGAATCATTATTATAAGTAGTTAATATCGCGTTCAAACTCTTCCATATGTGGTGCAAGTTCAGGATCGATATCATCTAGGTAGATATAAAGCTTCTTAACATAAGCCTTGATACCAGAGTTAGATCCAACTGTCCAGTGATATGGGTTGAGGATAAGGTTTGCACGAGCACCAGGCGTAACATTGTCAAGCATAGCAAGTTGCTCAACATCATCTGGCTGTACAATAGTACCTTGACCATTGTTAACTAGGACAATTTTAATCCATGGTTGAACCGTAGGCCCATTAGACAGAGTTACAGGCAAGAAGATTTTACCATTAGGCTGATCTTCAGACGGGAATTTAACATTCCAACCTTGTGCCGCTAGTTCCACACCGACTTCAGGATCTAGTCGGGCAGAGAATTCACGAGAACCAAGTTTGTTATGGTCTGTAACACGTCCTCCAAAGTTAGGGAAGATAACGTGAACGTTTTCAAGTGTAAGTTGTTGTGTATTTGCCATGATTTATTCTCCTTTTCTAGCAAATAAAGTAGTTAAGCGATAGAGAGAGCGGTATATAATAGTAGAAAAATACATCTAATATTTTACCTATAATATATGAGTATAAAACTCTCCATCTCACTCCCTCTATTAAGAGCTTTGTAATAAGTTACAGATTTATTATAGTAAAAATGAGGTATATTGAGATACTATTCCGGTCTATTGAAGTTGAATTTAGGTAAATAGAAGTGTTGAGTCGTCTCATAGTTGACCCTATCCTCAATTTCCTTAGACAGAAGGTTGGTGTTCTTTAGCAAGTTGTCGTAAACTTCACTAATATGCCAACTTATCTTGCGAGCTGTGTCGTTGTCAATGAGGAAATAATCAAAATCTGTCTTAACCCCAGGCAAGTCAGCGGTGAAGATAATATCCTCCTTATGCTTGACAAACTCCAGTATTTCGTCACGGTGCTCGGTGTAGTAATCGGGTCTGCATAATAACTTCATTGTATCATACCTTCTTTTTTCAGTTCAAGCATAGCACTAACAATGTCAAATACAATATCCATTTGTGATGATGGGAGGATACTATTATTATATCGTTCATAATATAAAGCGTATACAAGCACTGGCACGTTTAAGATAATTTCGGATAAGTCCGAGACACATGAAATTGTGACTATGGATGATTTTATAATATTAGGTAATAGCGCAGGGATAGATGACACGTATTTCTCTGCGTAGCGACTGAATGTATCATATGTACAATCTGTAATACGACAAAAGATCTCAGCAGAATTCTTGGTAGCATTCTCAATTTCTTTTGCGCAGTCTTCAAGGAAAGGGTTAAGAATTTCAGCAATCGTATTCGCGCCTTCCTCATCAATCTTGATTGTAAGAACACCATCACGCTCGATTTTAAGACTATCCCAGGCTTCTTTATCCATACGGAATTCAAAAGGGCTTTCTGGCTTCTTACCATGGGCTTCTTCGTGAGTCATAGGGTTAACTAGCGGTCCTAAGTATTCGCCAGTTTCAGGGTCATACATTTTAATGAATTTACGTCCGCTCTTAGTTTTATTGTCTGTCATATCAGACCTCCTATTCCAAGTAGTCGTTATAGACAATTATGGCAATTTCCTTAATGTTATCAGTGGCGTATTTCTCGTCAACAATATCCATAACAATTTGCTGCTTAATAATGTCAGGGATCTTATACAGATCATTAGCACTCATAGTGAACACCACAAGTGAGTTCCAGTAATTATCAGCATAGTTCTCACTGATGAGCTCGATGATAATACCGCTTTCTTTTAGACTAGCAACATAACCCATGAGCAAGTCATTTTCACTACTAGCCTGAGTCAGATTAACTTTGATAACATCACTTGTCATTTTCTTCACCTTATCCTTCTTTGTAGTTTCATAAGTACAGTAGTTGTCATAACCACGCTCTTCGATAGGGGCGACAATAAACTCACGTCCTTTGTAGTTACCTACCCATAACTTATAAACAGATGTAGCCCATACACCAAAGAGATATAATATCAATACACCTTTTAATAGAGGTAGGAAGTGCGGGTTCCACATAAATAGTAGAACCAACACACCAATCAACCCCCAGAAGAAAGCAGTACACATAGTGAACGCTATAATAAATATTGCATGTTTTGTTGCTTTATCACTCAAGGTAGTCTCCTTTGTCAAATGTTAGAACCATTTATTATCCCCAGTGTCGACTGTAGGTTTCATGATACGGACATCGAACTTGTAGTTCTCGTTACCGTCCTCTTGAATAAACACGTCGATAATAGGTTTATCCAAGTTATTAGCAATCCGAGCAATTGTGATAAGGTTCTTAGGCATATGCCTTACCCAGCTATCACGAGTAGCAATAAAGACACAGTCCATTTGGAACAGCTCCCAAAGGTCAGTTGCATCAAATCTATAATGTGCGCCTTTGACAATTTCATGCATGATCTTGTGTAGATCATCGATATAGTCTCTATCGTTCGCAGGGTCCATCATAAGAATATCAAACGCAGGTTCTAAGATATCCTTAATACTTCTACTGACCTCTTTAATTTCAGGTCTTTTTACTTTTCTGTTTTCTGTCATTTTACTCCGGCCAATCTAATTTAAATTGTTCGACTAGTTCGTCCCTAGTCCCTTTATATGCAGTCACGCCTTTAGTCTGGTTAATGACAAAGACGTAATGGTCTCCTTCAATATCCGACTCAACAAAGTCCAGCCAATCTGAGTTGTATGCGTATTTGAACGGATCGTCTATAGCTAACAATATAGCGACTCGTCCTTGATACCACTCGTTATAGATGAATAACTCATCTTCGATAATATCTTTTGGCATACATGAGCTGAGATAGGTAAACATCAAAGCTAGTTGCTGAGCCTTTGTCAGGTAGCTCTTATTGAACTCCAGTCGTTTCAGAACCTCTGAGAAACGATTATAGACATTAATAAGCCCATAGTTCTCGAATATACTTAATTCTTGGTATACTGAGAATGGTGAGCCATTAGAGTTAATTAGTTTACAAGGTTCCTCAGGTTCTCTCACAGGTGGGGTATCACCATCCCTTAGGTCTACAAACAGTGATGTCAGCGCCATAATATACCCTAATAATAGGAAGAAACCAAAGAGAAAACCAATACCCTTAAGTACACTAAACTTCATTGCCAACCAGATGATTACCATAGTCGGTGCCATGTACATCATAGTCAAGATAACCATGATGAAGAAGAAATAGATATACTTAGCTGACTTTTCCATACTTATAATCCTCCAATCCTTCTAATACAATATCCTCGTGATACCAGTCGTTAGATTTCAACGGGATAGTCCGAAGACCGTTTGCCTTACGGATTTCATTAATCCGCTGACGAGCCATTGTCTCATGGTACTTGTATGCTCGGCTGTACTCAATACGAGTAATTTGAGAATACTCTGAGAACTCACGGCATTGGTCGTAGATAACACCACGGCGGTTCATATAGGTCGCGATACTATCCCATAGTGACTTAGCATATGAGCGGGGTCCCCATGCCTGCTTGAATACACGTCCTTCAGAATTACGTACTTGTTCTGTCATAATTAAACCTCCCAATTTTCGTAGTGTAAAGACATAACACCCATAGCTTTTTCTAAGTAGCGTTTACCTAGATCATCGTCTATGAAAATGTTAAACGGATATTTGTCTGTAGCTTGAAGTGTTAAGAATATCAACTCAGGATTAGCGAACTTAACCTTAGATACCTTCCTCAAACCTTCTTTGAACATTCTGAAATGTCGTTTTGCAGTCTTGTTAAAATCAATAGACCAAGACGCTTCGTATTGGCGTTTATACTCCTTACTTGTAATGCTAGGATTTAGAAGTTTGATCAGTTTCTTAGTATTACGATATGGACTATACTCATCATAATTGGATTTAGATGGGATTGGGTCATAACCGTTCTCTTTACGAATATCATTGAGGCGCTTACTATCTTCGTTATGATGTCGAGCTTCGAAGAATGGAATATCGACTCGTACATCCGACAAGTAGAAAGGCTTTTGCCCACGGCATTTATTCTGGAATAGGCCCATAACACCGATACCATTTTCACCCGTGTTATAAGCTAAGTAGATCTTCTTACCTGCGTCTACTAGTTTGCTAGCACGGTATTCCAATGCAATAAGCTTGTCAAGCATAGTTGGTGTCAATCTACCAGGAACATCTGGGTAGAAAATAAGCTGATCATTCACCCAAAGGAAATAGGCTTCATTTGTAGCGATACCTAACTTCGCCGCTACCAAGCTAAACACACGCAGAGTTACTGGGGATAAGGCTCTGTCACTACCGCCGTTATAATATAACCAATCTTGGTAGTCGTTGAAAGTCTTGCTATCCAAAAAGGTTCGAGGATTGGCTATAAGTGAACGTGTCGCTGAGTTTAGAGCTTCACGGTCTCGTTTCGATAGGCATTTAGCAAAGCTGTTTAAAATCATTTCTTTAATCATTTCAA